TCACGCCACGTCAGACCGGATAATCCGTCCCTTGCTGTCACGGGGCAAATTCAGGTGAGACATAGGGCGCTGGACCGGGCGTGACATTTCACGAAGCTGCCACTCCTGCACTTTGGCTTTGAGCCACTTATTAGATCCGCCCATGTAGGAGCAGTCCGGCGGCGGGAACGGGTTGCTGTCGCTCGGTCGCTTACGATAACGCTCCAGTGTTCTGGCGGAGATCCGCAACTGGCAGCAAATTTCGCGGGTGCTCATCAGATCGAAGTCTTCAATTTTTTCGCTCATCATCTCTCCAGTGGCCCCGACCGGGGCCGTTATTGATTATTCGTTATCAGTTAAACCGACCAGGCAGAGTTCTCAGACGGCGCATGCCAGTCATAGCGGTTGCCACATAACTCTTATGACGGTTGACCACTTCTACCCAGATCTTCACGCCGTCCACGTTCACCGTGTATATTTCCTTCCTTTCGCTGCGACCATAGTCCCCGTAACGTTCAACATGCTTTGCCAGTGCTGCGTCACATGCCCGGCGGCCCAGTGGCGATTGCTTACTGCGATTTATAAGGCGCATAAAATCTCCTCAGGCGGGAGGGGGTAACCCCTCCCGTCACAGTTAGCCGATGTATTCCGGTTTCATATCGTCCAGGGTGATGCGGAACTGGTCATACAGTTCGTCACCCAAGTGGCGGCGCGATGAGGTCAAAGTGGCTTCAGCCTTAGCGAATAACGATTCGGCATCCGGATCGCCAGGGTTCGGAAGAGAATTAATCGCTGCTTCCACCTTGTTACGGGCGTCCACCATGAAGTAGCGCTGCACCGCTTTACCTTTCAGTTCGGTGAAGAGAACAGTACCCAGCACAGCTTTTTCTTTATCCAGATCAGCTCTGATGGCTTTTGCTGCATCTACCGACTCGGCGCGTTCAATGCGGTCACGGAAATCATCGGCAAGGGAATCAACGCTGATACCTGTGTCCTGTTCGCTGGTTACGGTGTCTGAACCGCTGGTAATCTCTGCGACAGACATTCTTTGCGCCGGTGCCGGATTGATTTCTCGCTCCGTCCGTGGCTCAACTTCATCAGGGCTGTACACGCCGAGGATCACTTCCGGGCAGTACAGGCGAGCCCAATATTTCACGCCCAGATAAGCGATCTGCTGTTTCGGGTTGGAAACCCACAAAGGAGAATTACGTGTAACAACACCAGAGAGATAAAGCGGTTCCCCCCAGGTAATTTCTGCTTCACCTCGAAGAATTGCTCCGACCTGAACGAACAACCCCATTTCGTCTTCATCAGTCCAGCCGCGCACCCGTTCGGTTACGTTGTATTTCCCGTTTTTACCGTGCTTTTCCCTTGTGACTTCCTGCGTCCTGGTGCAGCGTTCCCAGTCGCCACCGTAGCGGTAATGGAATCGCCCATGAATGGCACTGGAACTTGCGATTACCGCATTGATTAACTGAGCCTCATACCCAAGAACGCCATTTACTAGGTGTGTTTTCTGTGCGACGGCGTACGGGTTCATTCCCCATTGCATCGCCTGCATTACGATTGCCATACAGTCGGCTGGTTTCCCGGCCAGATGTGCCGGTACCGTCACCTGAGAATCTGCCATAAGATTTGCAAACGCTGTTAACTGGCCAAGGGCCTGAACGTTAAAAATTGCGTTGCTGGCAGAGATAGTGTTTGGAGCCTGCTGCTCGGTGGTGACAATATTAGTATTTTCCATGACAGTTCCCCTTATGCCTGTACACGCAGCGCTTCAAGGCGGCGTACATCAAAATCGTTCAGTTCGTCGGTGTAGTCTTCTGTGATAGGCGCTGGCCATTCACCAGTGTCGAAACCGTTCGCTATCGCTCGCATCGCTTTGCGGTATTCCAGCATGCCCAGTTCAAGCAGTTCGGCGGATGCCTCTATGATGGCGATCCAGTGGTAGTTCTCGTCTTTGTTGACGAAAATCCAGAAGAACTGATCCAGCCCGGCTGTTTCACAGTACATAGCCGCGCTCAGGTGATAATCACGGTCGATGATTTCCCGGTGCAACTTCGCACGTAGGCCTTCCTGCTTGATGTTCCACATGCTGATAGTTTTCAGGTCGGCGCCAATGCGCAGGCCGCCCATATCGATTTCAAGGTCAGGGCGTACCCGGACTTCCAACCCGGTTTCCTCATCAATCCCAAAATAGCTCACCTCGACAGCGCGGCTTGGGTGAGCCAGCAATTTGCCAGCGGTCGGGTGCCCAAGCAGGGCTTTCTGAATGTTCAGCGCGGTGCTGAGCTGTTGGCGGGTGACCAGCACTTTGCCTTCCGGGTTCTCGCGCCATGCATCCAGCAGTTCGTCGACGAACACGGCGCCCGGATTAACAGACTTCACGGCCTGAATCAGATCGGCCTTCGTGCCGGATACTTTCAGCGGCTGTGGTTTCTGTGCTTCCTGCGCGACCAGGTCAGGATTGATAATTGCCAGTTGCTCGAGCAGTGCATCACGGCTGCCGCTCGTTTTAACCGGCGCAGGCAGGGTGGCGTTGTATTCTTTGATGCAGGCTTTCATCGCAGTGGCTGTATGTTTGGTGCCGTTTTCAATGCGCTGGAATTCTTCCGGAAGCTGCTCATACGATGCATAGGTTTCATCTGCTGAAGTGCCTAGCGGCATCTGCGGCGGCAGGGTGGCGTTGTACTCTTCCAGTAACGCTTTGATGTCGTCGGCAGACAGCGGCGCCGGCAGACTGGCGTTGTGCTCATCGATAAACGTGCGGATAGTTGCCGTTGTGGTGAAAGCACCTTCCGGGATAACCGGTTCAACGCTGAATTCGACATCCAGTTGTTCAGGCTGTAACGCCAGTGCATGCACCAGGTTGCCCATATCCAGCACCGCGGAGCGTTCTTTGACGATGGTCTTTTCTACGTGGCGCGCATTGAAGTACATCAGCGACACGCGCGCATCTTTCACCTGGGTGGAGCTGATACCATTGGCTGCGTGGTAAACCTCATTCGGTACGCCTTCATAGCGGCCCGGCTCGAAGTATTCCGGCCACGCTGCCTCCGGTACTGGCTCTTCCTGTTGCGCCTCAGGCTCAGACTGGCTCACAGAATCGTTGCTCTGGTGCGTTTCAGCCTGATTCTGGTTCTCTACGGTATCTGCTTCTTCACCAGTGCCCAGATCGCCTTCGCCTGCCTGCACCGCATTACCAGCCGGTTTTTCATCATTGTCAGTTTCTTGAACCTGCACACTGCTGGTGGCCTCCGGATCCGTTTCTGTGCCATGAATTGATGTGTTCTGCATTAAAGCGGACACGTCGAAAATCCCGTTGCCGACGTTTTTAACCAGTTCAGGTTCGTCGGTTGGCTGGCTTGTCTCGGTTTTAACCCATTTTGGATCGGTTGGGTCGCTGATACCCTCGACGTATTCACCGCGTTCGGCGGCCAGCTGTCGGCTGGCTTCTTCTACAGCGTCTTTTTCCGGTGTGTGACGGGCTGCCGCAAGAGTTTCTGCCGTAGGTTTCTCGTGATTGCTCTCGGTCAGGCTTGCGTTGATATAGGCCCGCAGCCGTCCAGGAAATTTAACCAATTCGGATGATGTACCGCGGATAAGAGCAAAAATAGCGGCGCGCGAATAGTCCAGGATACCGGGCGTTGCGCGCAGTGCTGCGGACCATTCTTTGAATGGACTTTCCTTTTTCTTAACGATTTCTTTTGCGCGACGGTAAACACTGCCCGGCAGCTCATAGATATTAAAATCCATAGGCAGGGTGGCGAGCGCTATTTCAATGTCGAGAACGTCAAAATTATGCTTTACATCCGGATGACGATCGGTCTTATTACCGCCGCCAGCGTTAGCGCCGCTTTCAGTGCGCTGAATAGTCGATACACGGTTGCCTTTCGCCCACTCCTTAACGAGCAAACCGCGATCGATATGTTCGGTATCGAACCATGTTTTGAGGAACTGGATAACAGTCGCCAGCTCAGGAATTTTTCCGTCGACAGGGAATACTGTTTTTACGGCATTCACTGATTTATGAATGTCGTGTTCAACTGCTTTCTTGAACGCCTCAACATTCTCGGCGGCCAGTAACAGGTTCTGGACATATGAATTATCGGTGTCCATTTCCAGAGCAATAATTGCTTTTTTCTGATCGGCATCGACGTGATAGAGGTACTCGCCGTTGCCAATGTATTGAGCCAGAACTCGATGACGGAGAGGCATAGTTGCAACAACAGTCAGCTCTGGGGCAGGGGGTGGGCTGCTATCCTCGTTCTCAAAGTTTTCAGTGTGATCCAGCACTTCGCCTGTTTCAGTATCAACACCGTCAACGATATGCTGGCGGGCCGCGGCGGCAGCTTCAGATGACGGCAAGGTGATGCCGGGGATTTGCGCCCAGGTCATATTGTCCTTGCCGAGTTGATAGTAATCGCAGAACGTGAGGCTCAGCTCGCCTTCCGGCGGCAGTTCGTTGACGACGGGGAAATTGGTGGCGACGGCTTTGAAATAATCTTTCAGCTTCGCGCCGGATTTGATCAGGAGATAATCCAGCGTTGCATTTGCCGCTTCAAAATCATCGCTGCACCAGAGAACGGCATCCTTCTGGCCGGATTGTTTTTTTGCTTTGCGGACTAAGAATACAGGATTAGTTCCACTCATTGTTTTGTCCTCAATTCGTGTAGAATGGAGGCGCCTTAATGGCACCTCGGTTTTACCAGGTGATATGTCCGGTTCGCTTTGGTCGGTGACGCCGGACAGGGCACGCCCGCTTCGGTGGGCGTTTTCTTAATGGATGGTCTGATAAAATCTTTCTGAGTAATCGAGCTTGTAACTGCGGTAATTACCAAACCCCGCTTTATCCCCATCACTCACCTTGACTGTGAGCAGTGAAATGGCTTCTACAGCGCAGTGAGGGCAGTCGAACTTTCCGAGCACATAACCACCATCGAGAACGACGGTAGTTTCGCCAGTAGAATTCGAGTGAATAACGCCAGAGACTTTCTTTTCGCAATTGAATAAAGCAATGCTCTTATTAACTGCTTTCAGGTTCATTTCGATTGTTACGATTTGCATAAAATATTCCTTTTGGTTTATTCAGGGTGTAAGAGCCCACGCCAAATAAATGGCGATTTTTTTATTTAGAATTTCAGTTCAGTTAATTACGCTTCGTGCGCCATCTGGTCGTATTCAGCGCATTGCTTAGAGCAATATTTCTTTTCTTTGCGCGCCAGCAGTGAGCCGTTGCGATAGAGAAGGGTGCCCTTTACTTCTTTGCCTTCATCAATGGGTTTGCGGCAGTAGCCGCACTGTTTAAGCATCCGGATCTCCTTTTTGTGCCAGCAGGTAGCAAAGGCGGCGAAGCATCACTCCGAAATAGTTAAGTTTGATAGCCTGAATACGTGCAGGCTTGCGGGCGAAATCAATCATTTTCTAATCTCTGCGATGACTGTTTTTAATGTCATTCCAGTATTGAAAAGTGCATGGAATGTTTGCATCCAGAACGGCCTGAGTTGCCGCTACGATGTTTGCATGCCAGGTTACGCAGACAGTTGCTCGTATCTGCATATAACGCAGTGACGGATCCACCTTATTCATCAACATCCCAGCGCGTACTGCGTCACTGGAGTTTTCAAAGCTAAAAATTACCTCACTCATGATTTATCCCTCTGCTTGCCGTTATCGCCCGGCTGGCGGAACGTTTGAAACCTGCTGCGCGTTAACTCATCCACCTCATTCCGGTCTTCGTATGCCCCGGACGGCTACTTCGTGGGCGTCCTGCCTGGGTAGTCGTGTTGATGGAGTAATTAAACACAATGTTTATTCTTGTGTCAACATAGTGAGGATTTTTATATAAACAAATAGTTTATTCATCGGTGCGGTATTATGCAGGTTGTATGTTTTCAGGGCTATCGTATGGTTACAAAAACATCAATTGGCGAGTGTTGGGTGATGGATTACGAAGAACTGGCGCAACTGCGCTATCAGGAAATGTGCCGGATTGTGGGTGATGTCGTGTTTGCGATGGTAGCTGAAGGGCATGAAACCAAAAGAGTGGCTATAGCTGATGTGATACGTACGGAGATATCGAAGGGGCTGGATAAGTGGGATGCTGATCAGATTCAGGTTATGGAGCTGGCAGTGAAGTTACTGGAAGAGTAGGGCAATAAAAAACCCGGCGCGGTGGCCGGGTTTTTTATTGAATCTTTCTGAAAATAATAAGGGGTGTCATCCCATATGAATTACTGCTTCTCCCTGCCAAATCCCTTATTCCAGACAACATACCAGAGATACCATCTTTCATTTGATTTGGCTCATACGCAACAGTTTCCATCATATTTTCTTCGACTTCTGGAAGAGCATCAATGAAACCAATCACATACCACTCTCCAGGAAGGTTTGAACCATATTTGAGTACCATGTCATCTGGATTGATTGTGAGGTAGTCTCTGTTTATGGTCATCCAGATGGTTTGAGATGCTTCGTTTATAAAATCAACCTGTAAAGTGTTTGGAACAATGTTTAATATCTCTTTCATCATGCCAAATGTTACACCTGGGGCAATGAATTGATCTTCAACATTAAAGTTTGATTTTTTTGCTTTAGGTGGAAGCGTTGGCTGTCCCATTTTCATCATTTTGGCAATAAATGGAACGCTTCTTTGGAAAACAGAGATATCAAATATTCTCATTTTTCCCTTACATAGAACAATACTTCCCAAACGCTCTCCGTTAAGCTCAACTCTTATCATACCGTTTTCATCAAGCTTATCGAGCAGATTGATTGGGAGGGTCCAAGAAGCATCAAAACTTTTTTCTTGAGTCTGATTGACTGTTTCTTCTACTCCAATTTTTGACTTGACAAATTTTAAGTCAAATCCTGCATCGGACAAAGATTTATCAATTTCTGCAGTTACATGTTTAATGGAAGTTACAACGCCTGGCCCATGCATCTGCGCTAGTAACGAAGATGCGCGCTGATTATCAACATAAAAAAAATCATATAGTGAATCGGTGCTTTGTTGCTCTTGCTCCATTTTGCCATTCCTCTTTAACTTTTTCTTTTTTTTCAGCAATTTTCCGTTGCTTTTCATCTATTTCATCAAAAACGTCCACAAGCTCATCTGAGACCTCATTAGGCGTCTGTGATTTGGCTTGTTTCAATAATTTCCTGAACATGATGAACTCCTAAAGAGAACTAGCTGTTTAAATTATGTTCTCTTTACTTTGTGAAAGCAACTTTCTGCCAGCTGGCAGTGGCTCAAAAACGCATTTCCATCAACCAATCCCATAATCAACAGGCTACTGATTACACCTGTTTGCTGTATGCCTGTGATGTGTTATTCCGCATCACCCTTAATCCGCCGCCCCATGTACTTGGCGTATAATTCGTCAAGTTCCTTCAGGCGTAGAGATACGATCCGCAACATGTTCTGTTGTTCTTCTTCGTTCGGTAGCTGGTTGTATAGTTCCAACAATCTTCTTTCGTCATGCCTCAAGCCGTCTTTAGCATCCACATCCTGGCCTAAAACCCATTCAAGGCTGACACCGAGTGCATCGGCAAGTTTTATTGCAGAGCTTTTACCTATCGCCCCTCTAACAAACCAGTTGTTGACCGACTGTGCACTCACACCACAGATCCTCGCTATATCCGCTTTAGATATGCGCTTCTTCTCGATGATCTCATTTAGCCGTTGAACTTGCGGGCTATCTGTCTGGTGCGTATTTTTTCTCATATTTCAAGATTCTAAACTAAAAGTTTATCGCCACAACATTCATAGTGTTGACTTAAAAATAAACATAATGTTTAATTTGGTTTGTTATTACTTGGAGCCAAATATGAAAGCACTTGATAAAGCAATAAGCATTGCAGGGGGCGCTACCCGTTTAGCTGAAATGCTAGACGTATCGTCAATGACGGTAAGTCACTGGCGTCACCGTGATAATGGCGTCGTACCGGCAAATCGTGTCATCCCTATTTTCAATGTTACAGGTGTAACTCCGCATGAGTTACGCCCCGACCTGTATCTCAACCCTACAGACGGATTACCAGCGCAACAAGCGAGGGCATAACAGTGCAAACACTATCACTTCACCAAAATACCGGATTCCATCCGGCAGCGGTGATAAATCGCAATCAGCCAAGCGCGGCAGATAAGCACGAACAGATCCGCGACGCCGTTCGTGCCTGGGCTGCGTCACTGGATAACCAGGATGTCGTTGCCGGAATCATCGTTGAGGAATGGGAACGACAGGGCGGCGCCGGGCTGGAATTTCCTGAAGACCTAAGCCGTAAGCGTCAGAAACTATTCCGGTGGCTTGATGGTGATACAGAGTATGCGCGCAAAAATATTAGCCAGCTTTCGTCTGCGATCATCGCTGTTCTGCCACTTGAATTCCGCGGGCGCCTGGCGCCGCAGGACGATTTCATAGCGCGCTATGCAGCAATGGAGAAAGAGGTTAGCGAAGCGAAACGGGCGCTGATGCTTCGCGCGCCGCAGCACCAGATGGTGAAGGAGGTCCGGGAGGGTATCGAGAAGATGCTGGCAATGTTGCCCGCCGAGGCTATGGGGCAGGTTCTCAGTGGTCTGGCGGCACTCGCGGCGGGTGTTATGTGAGGTATCGATGAAGAGTTGTAGAGGTGAAAAGGCGAAAGCCGCGGTGCTCGAACACCAACGGCTTTCAGGTGCAAAAACGGTAGGTAATTGCGGAGATGAGTATGTCAAATACCGCTGAAGTTATCAATTTTCCCATAAGAACCGAGCAAACAGGAGGTCACATGGCCGACCTGTCCAATGGGTACACCAGGATCGCAAACGAGATTCAGAAGCTTAAACCGCGCCTTCGCATGTCAGGGCGGGAATGGCAGTGCCTTGAAGCGGTGATCTGGCTTACCTACGGATGGAATAAAAAACAGGATCGGGTTACGAACACTGTAATTTCTGGTCTTACAGGGCTGTCAGATTCGCATGTTTCTGATGCGATCAGGTCTCTGGCTGAGCGTGGAATTATTTTTAGTCACAAACAGGGCGTAATGAAAATTGTCGGTATAAATACTGAGCTATCAGCCTGGATTTTAGACAAACCGAAAACGGGAAAAACCTTCCCGAAATCGGGAAAACTCTTCCCGAAAACAGGAAAAACCTTCCCGGAAACGGTAAACACCCAAGACTATAACAATAACAATATTAAAAGATCATCGTCCGAGAATTCTGACGAATCCTCAGACGACCGCCTGAAGAAATTTTTATCTGCCCATCCTGAAGCTGCGATTTACACCCCAAATTTCACCAAGTGGGGAACTGCTGAAGACCAGCAGTGCGCAGAATGGATCATCGCACTGCTTGAAAAAGTAAAACCCTTTCCAAAGAAACCCGGTCTTGTGGCCTGGGCTAACGATGTACGCCTGATGCGTGAACTTGACGGACACAGCCACCGTGAAATCTGCGAGCTGTTTCAGTGGGCAAGCAAAGACGCGTTCTGGCATTCAAACATCCTTTCGCCCGCAAAGCTACGAGCCAAATGGGACACCCTGACCCTCCAGCGCAAAGACACCACTCGCAAGCAACGCGCAGATGTCAGAGCAAATAAATCCGAAACAGGACCGCACTGGAATAGCCCTGAAGCATGGGAGAAATTTCTATGACACCTGATCTGTATCGTGCAATTGAAAATCGTGATGGCGACATGCTGGCGCGCATGGTAGGCAATGAGCGAAAAGTGGTGAATTCCGCTGCTGAAAAGCTGGTGGATATGCTTTTTGAAAACCTCATGCAGGTATTTCCGGCATCCACTCAGACGAACCTACGAACTGACGGTGATATTCGCGTTGCGAAGCAGCAATGGATCGCCGCTTTTGCCGAGTCAGGCATTACCTCACGTGAACAGCTTTCCGCCGGTATGCAAAAAGCCCGCTCCAGCCAGTCTCCGTTTTGGCCGTCGCCAGGTCAGTTTATTTCGTGGTGCCGCGAGGGGAGTGGCGCGCTAGGGATCAGTGTGGACGACATCATGAGCGAATACTGGCGGTGGCGGAAGCTGGTTTTTCGCTATCCGACCAGCGAGCAATTCCCCTGGAGGGATAAAAACCCGCTGTATTACCACGTCTGCCTGGAGCTGCGCCGTCGTGGAACGGAGGGGCAACTCAGCGAAAAGGAACTTATCCGGGCCGCTGGCGACATCCTGCATGACTGGGAAAAGCGGGTTCTGGCTGGTAAGCCCGTACCACCTATCCGTCGCGCATTGTCCGCACCAAAAGTGGCCGCCGGGCCGACTCCGGCTGAGATGCTGATGGCTAAGTACAAACAGCGCAAAGGCGGTGAGTTATGACCCGCGTCCGTAATTTCGGCTGGAATCGCCTCAAACTGGCAACCCTGTCCTATGACGAAATAAACGCCCTCGAAAATCAGGTTAAGCAAGAGCATGCCTGCAAAGACGGTATCCACATGTACGACAAGGCAGGCCGTGACAAGCTCGACGCCCTGAGCTGGGCCGTATACAACAAGCAGAAGCGGGAGGCTGCCCAATGAGCAACATCGACAAACCGGCGCAGGAAGAAAAAACACGCGAGGCCTTTGAACGGTGGGCTGAGCAATCTGGAGCTCTTCCGTGGGGGATCCTTAAAAAGCACCGCAATCAAGACGGTAGTTACCCCGGATCCCATTACACCTACATGTGGCATGCATGGAATGCCTGTCATGAGGCGCTGCTGGATGAGCTGGAAGCCGATAAAGAGCAAATCAAAACACTCGAAAGCCGAAACCGTCGCCTCGATGGAATCATTGAAGCTGCTGAGAAGCGCATAGCAGAACTGGAGGCGCGGGAAGTGACGCTCCCGGCTCAAAAATTTTGCCCAGATGAATACGTAGGTAGCGTGCTATGGGCTGAAACAGAAATCTGGAACAAGGCTATTTCTGAGTGTGCAAAAGCAATCCGCGCCGCTGGCATCGGTAAGGGGGAATAAACATGGCTAAATCACAAATGCAGTTAGCAAACCGCGCATGGCGTACAGAAACAAAGGCTTTGGGTTGGCATCAAGGATGGAAAACAGGCCGTAAAGGGTGGAAGGCATTCTGTCGGGAGAATGCGGCAATCACGGTTGAGGAACACCTCAAAACAGACCCACCATTTGAGGATCAGGCTGACGCCAACTAGCATGTTGCAGAAGAACTGACGTACTGGACACCATAGGACTAACCCATGAGCACTATTACCAAAGAAGAAGCACTAGCCGTTGCAGATTTAAAGGCCGGTTACACCCTCGGCCACGCCGATGTGGTAATTTTGCAGGAGCTGGCGCGTATCGCGCCGGCAGCGCTTACCGCTGAGCCGGTAGGGCTGTTCGCAAAAAGAGCTGGCGCCTGGCTTGAGTTATGCCAAGGGGACACATTCGAACACCCTGACGGAATGCCCCTCTACGCCGCCCCGCCAGCGCCTGAAAAAATGAGCTTTTCCACCGCATGCAACTTTGTGCAAATCAACGGGCTGGCAAGGGAAGACAGAGCAACTCTTGCAATGAGGGCATGGAACGCCTGCCGCGCCGCGATGCTTCAGGCTGGCAACGACAGCACCAATGGTAAAGCGTTAACCAATGGTGACACCGTTGCCAACACTCCGGATTGTTGGATTAAGAGCAGCTAGCGGATGCCGGAATCCAACATTGATGTCCTTTGTGCATCGGAGTTCGACGGTCCTGGAGACTGGAGGAGGAAGGTTGGTTATTGGCACTGTGGGAAGTGGGATGTTTATGGGGCTTCATGGACTCCAACCCACTGGATGCCGCTTCCGGCAGCACCGCAACTGGAGGTGAAGGACATTGGCCACTAAGGCGGTAATGTTTCGAGGATAGATCAAAATAAACGGCAAAGGGCTATGCTAGAATCATGGCCCTTAATTATTTATCAACAGCCGTTCATGAAGAAGCCAACCGCAAGAGATTTACCAACAGTTAAGCAGCTTTTGATTATTGCCAAAGAACGCAACATCCCTCTCACCGAAAAAAAAGCAAAGGATATTCTTAAGCGTTGGAAGATCGATATTGAACGCCGCGGCACTCCTGAAGGCGCCATTACAGGGAATATGGAAATATTTGAACGCTATGTCGAACCGGGGTTTGTTGTAACAAATTCTTTTTCCAAAACTGCATACTCCATCCCACGCAGAACGAAGAAAGGTAATGTATGACAGCCAGAAACATAGCAAAGCTACCGCAAGAAGAACGAGACAAGGTAAACGTTGACCTTGCGGCTTCTGGCGTGGCGTACAAAGAGCGTCTGAATATGCCGGCTGTAGCTGAACAGGTAGCGAGAGAGCAGCCAGAACACCTACGCGAGTATTTTATGTAAAGAGTCAGATACTATCGAGGGAAAAGCTTTGAGTGACTAAAAGTGAATAACCCTATTTATAAAAAGGAAAGGAATAAATGAAATTTTTGAGTACGTTACTTTTGATAGTCAGTTGTTCAGTTTTTGCGGATAGCAACTCTGATGTAATAGATTTTAAACGAATGACTGAGTCGACATGTTTCAATCCGGCAAACCATGAAGCACAAGAGCTTTGTGAGAAGTCTATTAAGATTATGCTGCTTAATGCTACAGGTATCGGATACTCAGAAGCAGCCTGCACCGCGAAGGCGTTAAAAGAAAAGGATAAATGCAAAAAAACTAGCGAAGAGTATATGAAATTAATGAGGTACGGTCTTACTTATAAATAATTTCAAGTTACTTTTACAAGCCCGCCTTGTGTAGATTATTTATTGCCTGAATTGTGTTTCAGTAGGAAGGGGGACATTAACGCCCAATTTGTATGACAGTTTGGGCGTGAATATTTGAAGAATTAATCAAGTGAAGTATCGTTAAGTTCAAGCTCAAAAGTCCCACCCTTGCGTGGCATGACTTGATCAACCATTTTAATAAACCTGTTCCATCCGTACCCATTGGCGATGGCTAATCGCTGAACCATAATTAACGAATGCAAGTGCTGGGATAGCATGGGGTTGCCGACATCATCAGTAAGCCATTGATGCATTTTGTTTTTTCGCTGTCCATTCATTTGTTTTGGTGTTTTTTTCTCAAGCTCCTGAAGAATAGAGTCGCCGAGACGTTCATACACAAGATCCCTAGTGTAATGGGCAACTACGCTAAACCGATTCTTACTCATACCAGCCCAAGGCCAATTTTTCAGCTTGTATATATTTTCGTAAAACTCGTCAGGAAATTTTTTAGCCCACGCAGAAAGTTCCTTACTGATTATTTTGTCTAAATAGGCCTGTAAAGCATCTTTAGGGCGAATTTCTTGATAGCCTGTCGCCTCATCAACTAGGGCGATAATACCAACTTTTGCAAGTGAACGGACTAAGATTTCTGCTTTTTGAGCTGTATCCATCTGGTTTGCTTTTAGCGCACCATCCTGTCTGGCTTTTAAATAAGCATCGCATACCAGAGGAAGTATTGAAGCATCATAACCCTCAAGTTCAGATCCTGAATTGTCTAAATATCGCTCTCGTTTGATCACCTCCATAAGCTCTTGATTAATATATGGAACAAGGTTAGCGGCATCCATAAACGCAGGCAGTATGATCTCACCATCAAGCGTGGCTCTCACGCCTCGACTTGGGCGCCCTAATGCTTTAAAAACGGATGATTGAGATATTATTCGCTTCCCATTGCTGAGTACAGCTACCTCCAGTTCGGTGTCATTGATTTTTAGAACACCTTCGAGTTGGGTAGAGGGAAGGTTAGTTTTGATCCTTTGCCAGCGCTTGTTGGCCGCAAACTGAGCAACTTCTTTACGTTCCTCTGCAGTCATTTTTTCTGCACGAGCTTTTCCACCCTTAGCTTGTGGGGATTCATCTTTGATGGACATAATGGACTCCTTGGATAATTAATGGAGTAATTATCGTTTGAGAAAAATTTCTCAGCAAGCATTATTGCAATTTTTGCTTGCTTGGTATCTTGCAGATGACCTTGAAGAATGAGGCACTGGTGCGCGCCAACCTACCCGAGCATTGCCAGACGAAAGCGATTGCCGCCTAAAAATATCATAGTAATCAACCCGCTACGGCGGGTATTTTTTAACCTGCTGCCATAATAATTAGCAATCAGTGCTATTAAACCGTTGATCATTTTTCCGCACAGGTATACTGTATAAAAATACAGTATATGCAATGGAGGCAATAATGAAAGTTGAGTTAACCATTGATTGCACTAAAAAACTTCCTGACGGTGCGGAGGCGGCACTTGAGAAGGAACTGCTTAAGCGGCTTAGCAATCAGTATGAAGATTGCAGTCTGGTGATTCGACGAGCCGGATCTGATGGACTTAATGTTTATGGCGCTGCCAAGGACGATAAAAAGCAAATTGAAATGATCCTCTAGGAGACCTGGGAGAGCGCTGACGAATGGTTTTATTAACATAGCGCTTAGGGCTGGCGCGCATTTATCCGAATACCGCAATGTGTATACCTTTGATGCTGCTGCCGACATTTTTAATCGCGTCTGTATGTCGCTCGAAGGGAGAAAAGAAAGTGAGTGATTCAGCATTCCACACATCAGAAGATAACTGGTATGACATTGTCAGACGGTCTGATGGCTGCGTGTTGTTTAGCTTTCCTTCATCAGGCAGGCATCTTATCTATCGTGTGAACGGCATGGTATCTATGCGCCCATTGCTGGATGATGAAGAGGTCTTTACTCCCAATGGGTTTATGAAATTTATTAATCGTCTCGGCTACCGGGTAACACCACCTTCTGATAATATGAAATCAACGGTCTGAACAGCCGTTAACCTGCTGCGCCACGGGGAAAACCATGGCGCAATTACAACTTATCAAACAGTCCTCAGGGATCCTGATCCCGGCTACGCCGGAGACCAGCGATTTACTGCAATCAAAAATTAAGCTCGGCGCCGTGCTGGTGGCCGACTTCAAACAGGTACGCAATCCTGCGTTTCATCGCCGCTTCTTCGCTCTGCTGAATCTGGGCTTCGAATACTGGGAGCCTACCGGCGGCGCGATCTCATCCAACGAACGCAAGCTGGTGACCGGCTACGCAAAATTCCTTGCTTCCTATGGGGGGAATGAGGGCGCACTTCTTGACGCCGCCGAGCAGTATCTCGATCGCATCGCTGATAAGCGCGCCGGCAGCATCAGTGCCTGCAAATCCTTTGACGCTTATCGTGCGTGGGTGACCATCGAGTCCGGCCACTACGACGCTATCCAGCTACCGGACGGCACCCTCCGCAAGTATCCTCGCAGCATTGCATTTGCCAATATGGACGAAACCGAGTTCCAGCAATTGTACAAAGCCGCGCTCGACGTTCTCTGGCGCTGGATACTGTCCCGCACGTTCCGCACGCAGGAGGAAGCCGAGAACGCCGCGGCCCAGCTTATGAGCTTTGCGGGGTGATGGGGATGAAATATTCATATTTTCAGCACACCGAATGCACCACGCAGCAGGCCGACGATCTGGTGGCGGAATACAGGCGCCGCGGCGTGAGGGTTGAGCGCAGCCTGAATCCCGATTACGTCACGTGGACCGTCAGCGCGAAATTACCTGAATGCTTACATCCGGCGCGGACGCCGAGAACTTACCGCCAAAAGGTCTGGGGGTGAGCATGGCGGATTTACGCAAAGCGGCGCGCGGCCGCGAATGTCAGGTGCGGATCCCCGGAGTATGCAACGGAAACCCAGAAACGAGCGTGCTGGCACATATCCGCCTGGCCGGCCTATGCGGTACCGGCATTAAACCGCCTGATCTGATTGCCACCATCGCATGCAGCAGCTGTCACGACGAAATTGATCGCCGCACCCGCCGGGTTGATGCGGATTATGCAAAGGAGTGTGCGCTGGAGGGCATGGCCCGTACGCAGGTTATTTGGCTGAAAGAAGGGAAGGTAAAGACGTGAGCGAGTACAGAATTTCCTTGCCGTGGCCGCCAAGTAATAACCGTTATTACCGGCACAACCGCGGGCGTACCCACATCAGTACGGAAGGCCAGGCTTACCGCGATCGCGTAGCCCAAATCATTAAAGGCCAACTGCTGGATATCGGCATCACCGGTCCGGTAAAGATCTGCATTGAGTGCCATATGCCTGACCGCCGCCGCCGTGACCTGGACAACCTGCAGAAGGCCGCATTCGACGCGCTGACGAAATCAGGTTTCTGGCAGGACGACCAGCAGGTGGACGACTACCGCGTAATACGGATGCCAGTCGTCAGGGACGGCAGGCTGGAGCTGACTATCACCGAACTGGGGGACTTATGACATCAGAACTGATTGAGGCGATCCGCATGCGCTGGACACGGCTTCGCATATACCGGCGCCGGGGTTCGGTGCTGGTGGATTACCGCATCCTCCGGAATTTTATTCGCATCTACCTTTCAGCAGGAGCCACGCAATGAACACACAATATCTGGAATATGTGCGCCAGCAGCTCATTGTAGCGATAGCAGATCTGAGTGGCGCCACGAAAGGGCAGCTGATGGCATGGTTGGAGAACGCCCAGTTCGATACGAAGAACTATCCACGAAAAAAACAGCGCATCCGGGATGAAGTGACCGGAAAATTGATAACGCTGAATAACCCTCCGATCCCCGGCAAGCAATCATTGGCGAAAGGGAGTGCAATTCCGCTGGTGCAGCCAGTTGAATACTCAACCGCATCATGGCGCCGCGCGCTGCTGTCCCTCGAAGAGCACCAGAAAGCCTGGTTGCTATGGAACTACAGCGAGAACATTAACTGGGACCATCAGGTGGTAATAACTCGATCGGCGTGGGAACAGTTCAGTCAGCAACTGGAAGGTAAGCGGGTGGCGAAGAAAACGATGGAGCGGCTGCGCCAGTTAATCTGGCTGGCGGCGCAGGATGTGAAAGCTGAGTTGGCCGGTAAGGATGTGTATCAGTATGGCGATCTGGCTGCGCTGGTGGGTGTTAAGCCAGATAACTGGAGCAAAAACTATAGTAATTACTGGCGCACAATGTATCACCTCTTTAAAAGGCTTGATACCGAATCTCTGCTTTGTCTGGTGAAAACAAGATCACAACAAAAAGCGACCTTTTCACAGCAGGGTATTGCAAAAGTCAATTAAATAGCATATATTTTGAGTAAATCTGATATCGTCGCCATAGCTTCAATCATCGACCAAACAAATTCAAGCCTCGCCATCGTGCGGGGTTTTCTATTTCTAAGTCTGCCAATCGGTATTTTTTGCGCTATGTACAAGGCAATACAACCATAGAGCCTTTCAGAAGTGAGTCATTGGGAATTATCAGTATGACTTTTTTCTGCGATGCTATAGTTAATATGGCATTTGATAATGCTCTCGATACTGAAAACACTGGGTGGGGATACACCCGTTTCGCAGAGACAACAGCATGACCCATGACCAGTGGACTTCACTGGTCAATTTTTTCCGCCATTAGCTTAACTGGAAAGAGCACGGAGCTTCTACCTCTGTGGTTCGGGGTTCGAATCCTCGATGGCGGACCATGCGGTCATCGTATAATGTCTATTACCTCAGCCTTCCAGACTGATGATGCGGGTTCGATTCCCGCTGACCGCTCAAGTTTTGAATGGGCGCTGCTTTTTGCAAAATTGCTGTGTAAAAATACTGATCTTTGGGTTCAGCGCTCATCCAAAAGCACTCCGTTAATATCCGTACAACCGTGGGTGGTTTGTTGGATGGAGTGCCTCATATTAATGCCGGTTTGTTTAAACACATCTATTATTCAGTCTGCTATGACGTTGCCGTACCGCTATACTGTCTACTCTATCAGTGATGAGGTGACCTATGCAGGAAGGGTTCTACTGGATTAAGCACGTTGACTCTGTCCAGGTGGCATATTTCAAGAGTGAAGAGTTCGAAGATATATCAACCGGCGAAATTGTACCTGGCGTATGGCACTTAACCCGGGATGATGCAATTTGTCACAACAGTGAAGTCAGTATCCTGGCTGGTCCGTTAGATCCACCAGGTTAAAAAACTTATTTTTGATCAGGCTGCCTCCGGGCGGCCTTTTTTATTTCCCCTCGTACTGAGAGGACTCACAGCAATAGAGGGGGCTAAATGTCCGATCCTGTTTCTGGCACTACGGTTGCCGCTGGTGGGCTTATGGGTGCCAGTGTTTTTGGCATCGCAACCGGTATTGATTATGGCGTGGTGTTTGGCGCTTTCGCAGGGGCCGTGTTCTACGTAGCGACAGCAGCAAACATCAGCAGGATAAAGTTGGTTTGCTATTTCGTGACGTCGTTTATTGTTGGCGTTCTCGGAGCAGGGCTTGTTGGTTCGTACCTTGCCAAGTGGACAGGTTACAGTGACAGGCCGCTTGATGCTCTCGGCGCTGTGGCAGTGGCTGCGTTGGCTATCAAACTTCTTACCTTCATCAACAGTCAGGATTTGGGAAGCTTGTTCAGTATGCTTTCGAGATTGCGCGGAGGAGGGGCCAGCAATGGTAACAAGTGATCCTTCAGCGATGATCAATGCTGGTATTTGCGCGGTCATCGTTCTCGCTCTGATGTTTTACCAGCGTGATGGTGCCAGGCATCGCCCAATAGTTTCTCTACTCGCTTATTTCACTGTACTGGTTTATGCCAGCATCCCATTCCGCTATCTGTTCGGCCTCTACCAGGAATCACACTGGATGGTGGTCATCATTAATATCCTGATTTGCGCCGCCGTGCTTTGGGCTCGGGGAAACGTGGCACGTTTAATCAACATTCTTCAGAAATAAAAAAGGGAAGCGCGACATCTCCGCTTCCCTGAAAGTTCGAGGCCTGGTGTTGTTCTAATGAGGTGGAGTATCGACTTTAGTCAAACTCTATTTCGCATTTATTACATCACACTTTGTCAGTAGTTTTTTGTCCTGCCTCAATATCGGGGTAATCAAATGAATCAACAACAATTTCATCTGGCGGCTGGTATAAGCGTCGGACTGGCCGCGCGCTGGTTTCCGCATATCGACACGGCAATGAAAGAATTCGGCATCACTGCGCCGCTCGATCAGTCCATGTTCATAGCGCAGATGGGGCATGAGTCCGGCGGGTATGAAAAGCTGGTGGAAAGCCTGAACTACACAGCCGATCGTCTTGTTCCCGTATTCGGCAAGCACCGTATCACGGCACAGCAGGCCGCCGCGCTCGGCAGAACGGCAACGCAACCGGCAAATCAGAAAGCGATTGCTAACCTGGTTTACGGCGGCGAGTGGGGCAAAAAGAACCTGGGCAATCAGGTTGCCGGTGACGGGTGGAAATATCGCGGGCGCGGGCTGAAGCAAATCACAGGGTTAATCAACTATCGCAAATGCGGCCTGGCGCTAAAACTGGATCTGGTTACTCAGCCGGAGTTGCTGGAGCAGGACGAAAATGCAGCGCGTTCCGCAGCGTGGTTCTTTGCCACCAGCGGATGCCTTGTGTATTCCGGCGATGTGGAACGTATCACGATCATCATCAACGGCGGTAAAAACGGTCTTGATGACCGCCGTCGTCGGTTCAATCTGGCAAAAGCCGTGCTGGTGTGAGGCTGCTATGGGAATTGAAATGATTATCGGGCTGGCCACAGCGGTGATTGCAGCTATCGCTGGTGCTTTTGGTTTCGGCCATGCGCGCGGCACCAGCACAGCGGAAGCCAAAGCAGACAAGCAGCGCACCGAAGAGAACGCCGCAGCAACGGTAGCGGTAGCAGAGCGCCGGGTGGAAGTAACGAAAGAGGCCAGTAATGTACAGCAGACTGTTAACCATATGCGTGGCGACGATGTTGATCGCGAGCTGCGCGACAACTGGATCCGCAAGGATTGAGGTAGTGGACACGGCCTGCGATTGGGTTAAGCCCATCTACGGCACGGCTCACGACTGGGATGTGCTGGACAAGCAGACGAAGCGCGACATCCTGGCGCATAACAAAACGTGGCAGGCGAACTGCCATAAGAAGCAAGCAATGAGTTTATAAATTAAAGATCTTCTACTTGTGTGCCGATTATATTTCCATTCTTACTGTATGGAGATGGATGCACATGAAAGTATTACAAACATTAGGCGGTTACCAAGGTGGTCAGGCCGGTATTTTTCAGTACAAAAGGAATAGCGATGGGGTAGTTATTGATCCTACCGTCGGTATGAATGCTAATGCGGAAATCATTGAGATTTCTAACGATGATTGGAGTGGGATGATTAATCGGTTAGAAAACATTGGCAAGAAAGTCGTTGATTTGACGGAGATAAAACAAGAGATCGCAGATGAGCTCGGGATGAATAACACTGAGACGGCCGCCGTGGTTGCTATATTGGAACACGAAGGAACATTCGACCATTATGGCGGATTTATCGGTGGCGGGGAGTCAGTTTCAATTCATCTACGTAGGGATGATGACTAATTCAAACTGGTTTTAAGGGGACAGGCCTCGAATTCGCGAGGCTTTTTATTGCCATCACCATGGGCAGACCCATCGTAATGGCGAAATCACAGTATTTATCGATATAACCGACCAAGTGCCTTAATGGCTGCGATTCTAATCTCTATATCATCACTTTGGCTTAATTTGTGTAGTTCCTGGGTAATGTTATCCGCTTGGCATCTACCTTCGCCTAACGCATAGATTGCAGCAAGTTTGATGTCTTTTGGCTGGGTCATCATCTGCAACAAAAGCATGTTAGCTATTGGTTGCGGCATGCTCATATTTATTCCCTTTAATGAGATAAACACTGGTACTCACAGACAAGCTGGAAATGTGCTGTTGCGAGTACCTCATCGGTTTAAACGTGCATATACGTTTAACGCATATGCCAGTATTTATGGATTTCCTAAGATTATCGCGTTATCTATACGATCCCAGCACTCAGTAAAATCAAACACCTTTTTTGCACTCGATACTGAGCCCCAGTGCTCCTTGAGATTCATAGCGTGGCGGTAAGTGGTTGCGATCGGATAGTCATGGTAGCCTTTTTCGTCAGCCACGATCGCGCGAGTTCTACCTTCGTCAAACCTTGTTATGCCATCGCGAGAAATGTGCATTATCGATGGGTTTAGCTCTCCGCCGTGCGTCATCCATTCTCTGATAGAAGTCAGCTTGGTGCTTATTGGGTCGTACCCATCCTCTTTGAATTGAGCCAAGGCAACTTCTTTTGCCCAAGCACTGTTAACGATAAGAATCACTGCCTTATCGCTTTGATCTGAATTTTCGCAAATATTCCAGATTTTTTTATAGGCGGGAGTTACACATCTAATCATTGTTCTTCCTTTTCTATCAGCCACTGGAATCATTATCGTCAATTCACTGAGAAAGCTTAAGCGTATTTCACTTTATGGCGACCATCGAATCAAAATAACGGAGTAAAACAATGGCAAAACCGGACTGGGGCGAGCTTCAGCAACGGTTCCTGTCCGAACATGCCGCAACCGGCGTATCACCAAAGGAATGGTGTGAAGCGCAGGGACTGAACTACGCTACCGCCCGCCGCTACATCAAGAAACCTTCTGCGCAAAGTGCGCAAAAAAATGCGCAGAAAAAACTGCGCACTGCGCAAAAGGAAAAATGCGCAAAAGAGTTGGTGGATGATGACGGTCTTACTGCCCAACAGCGTTTATTTGTCGCGGAATACCTGAAGGACAATAACGCCACTGCCGCCGCTGCACGCGCAGGATATAGTGACCCAAACTATGGTCGTCAACTCATAGCGAATCCTAACGTTGCGCAGGCGATTGCGCAGCAGCAGAAAGAATCGTTAATGCGCACACTCGGCAGTGCAGACGAGGTGCTTGCGCAGATGTGGCGACTGGCAACGTTCGACGCCAACCAGCTTTCTCAGTATCGCCGCGGGAGCTGCCGCTACTGCTGGGGCTTCGGTCACCAGTACCAATGGCGTGATGCCGTGGAGTACGAAGAAAAGCGAATCGAAGCGGTTGAACGCAAACGTCGCGAGCCTGAGGACGTGGGCGGATATGGATATGACCATACGCAGGAACCAAACCCGGAATGTCCACGCTGCAATGGCGATGGAATAGGCCAGCCATTTTTTGCTGATACCCGCAAGTTGCCCACTACGGCAGCGCTGGCATATTCCGGTGTGAAGCTTGGTAAGAATGGCGTTGAGATAACCGCCATCAGCCGTGAGCGCATGTACGAGGCGGTGATGAAACGTCTCGGCCTGGCTGACAGTGAGTTCGCCCAGCGTCTACAGCAGATTGAAATCGAGCGCCGGCAGCTGGAGATCGACAAGCTCCGCAAAGAGCTGGCCGCTGACCCGGAATATGACGAACCAACGCCAGTTGCGATCAATATCAACGTAGTCGATGCGCGAGTGAGGGAAGAGGATGGCGATAGCTCCGACGCTTAACGTTCCCCAGGCTCGTTTTCTGGCTATGCAACAGAAGTTCAAAGCCTATGTAGCTGGTTTTGGATCCGGTAAGACATGGGTTGGCTGCGGTGGAATATGCAAAGGGTTCTGGGAGTTCCCCAAAATAAACCAGGGCTACTTTGCCCCGACTTATCCTCAGATCCGCGATATTTTCTACCCCACGGTGGAAGAAGTTGCTCACGACTGGGGACTGAAAGTCAAAATCGTTGAAAGCAACAAAGAGGTCCATTTCTACAGTGGGCGCCAGTACCGCGGCACGACAATTTGTCGGTCGATGGAAAAGCCCGACACGATAGTAGGCTTTAAAATCGGCAATGCGCTGGTGGATGAACTCGACGTTCTGAAAGCGGATAAGGCGCGTCAGGCGTGGCGAAAAATAATCGCGCGTATGCGTTATAAAGTTGATGGTCTGCGTAATGGCATTGACGTGACTACCACACCTGAAGGATTTAAGTTCGTCTATAACCAGTTTGTTAAGGCTGTGAGGGAAAAGCCTGAACTGAGGTCGATGTATGGTCTGGTACAGGCTTCGACATTCGACAACGAAAAGAACCTGCCGGATGACTATATTCCTTCGCTTCTGGCGAGTTACCCGCCGGAATTGATCAAGGCATATCTGAACGGCCAGTTTACTAACCTGACCAGCGGCACCATTTATCATCAGTTCGACAGAGTGCTGAATAATTCCAGTGAGGAAGAGCAGCCAGGTGAAGCGCTGTATATCGGGATGGATTTCAACGTCGGGAAGATGGCCGGGATCGTCCATGTATTGCGGCTCGGCTTACCACACGCGGTAACAGAGATTATCAACGCTTACGATACGCCAGACATGATACGCATCATCAAGGAACGTTTCTGGCTGTATGCCGACGGTGACTACCGCAAGGTCCGCGAGATTTATATTTACCCGGATGCCTCTGGTGACTCCAGAAAATCAAACAACGCCAGCAAAACAGATATTGAGCAGCTCCGACAGGCCGGATTTAACGTCATCGTTGATGATGCTAACCCGCCGGTAAAGGACCGCATCAACTCCATGAACGCCATGTTCTGCAATGGTAATGGCGATCGCCGGTACAAGGTGAATGTGGCCCGTTGCCCGGTCTATGCCGACTGCCTGGAACAACAGGTGTGGGATAAAAACGGCGAGCCGGATAAAAAGAGCGATAACGATCACCCCAACGATGGCGCTGGTTACTTCATTGTGAAGCAATTCCCAATAGTTCGACCTGCATTCTCTATTTCACTGGACACGACATTCTGATGGCCAATAACGATATTACTTATGTTCGCCCTGAGGTCAGGGCGGCGATGCCCGTGTGGAAAAAAATTCGTGACGTGTGCAAAGGGGCTGATGCTGTAAAGGCCGCCGGGAATGAATACCTCCCTTTTCTGGATCCGTCCGATAAGTCTGCACGCAATAAAAAGCGCAATGCTGATTACATTCAGCGCGCCGTTTTCTACGCGATAACGGGCAATACAAAGGTGGGTTTACTGGGGCTGGCATTCAGAAAAGACCCGACCATGACCGCGCCGGATAAACTGAATTATCTTCGTGATAACGCCGATGGTGCTGGTGCCAGCATTTATCAGCAGTCCCAGCAGGTTACAGAAAATATTCTGGAGGCCGCGCGCGAGGGGCTTTATACGGATTATGCAGCTGAGACCGACGAGGCGATCATCCTTCGTTATCAGGCGGAAAGCATCATTAACTGGCGCACCAAACGCATCAATGGACGTGATCAACTGGTGCTGGTGGTTTTACGCGAATGCATGGAAAAGGAAGATGGTTTTGCGTACAAGGATGAAATCCAGTATCGGGAACTTGCCCTGGAGGACGGCAAGTTTATCTGCAGGGTGTGGCGAAAGTCGGCCGATGCAGTGTCTTTTTCCGTCGATTCTGAGTATCACCCGAAGCCTAAAGGTGAGGATTTTTGGGATGAGATCCCCTTTACCTTCGTTGGTGCACAAAATAACGATCCCAGCATCGACGAGTCGCCATTAGCCGCCCTCGTTGAAATTAACCTTGGTCATTATCGAAATTCGGCGGATTACGAAGACAGCGTATTTTTCTGCGGTCAGGTTCAGCCGGTGATTTCCGGGCTTGATACCGCCTGGCGTGACTGGCTGCAGGATAAGGGAATTCGTGTCGGTTCTCGTTCTCCATTCCTGCTGCCGAAGGAGGGGAGTTTTACCTATGCTCAGGCGCAACCAAACACCCTGGCTAAAGAGGCGATGGACAGTAAGCGTGATTATTCTGTTCAGCTTGGCGCCCGGCTTATCGAGCAGAACGGCGCGGTTAAAACCGCCACTCAATCCAGCGGCGAGCAAACCGCATCCACATCGGTGCTCGGCATTTGCGTTTCCAATGTCTCGGAGGCCTATACGCTGGCACTCGGCTGGTGCGCCAGATATCTCGGCATAAAAGGCGAGGAATACCGTTACAGCATCAATCAGGAGTTTATCGCCAAAGTCGCAGAATCCGGCATGGTAACGGCAATCGTCAATGCCTGGCAGTACGGTGCGATTCGCGACACTGATATGGTCAGAGCTCTGCAGAGGCTTGACCTGATAGATCCCGCTGATGACCCTGAAACTGTCATTGACGCTATTCGTAACGGCGCGCCTAACCTGATTGGTGGCAATAATGGCAACGGCGAATGACAAACTGCAGGATGAATCCATAGCCCACGCTATATGGGTGAGTCGCTACAGTAACGGCGTTGCCAACAGGATGATAAAAGTCCTGAATGACAGCGACGCCGAACTTACCGCAAGGTTGCTGGTGGCTATTGATACGCTGGACGCTGAGAGCTTTACCGTTTCTAGGCTGGAAGCGTTACTGGTAAGCGTCAGGGCGATAAACAAGGATGCGATTCAGTCGATGTATGCAGCTCTTACTGCCGAGTTGCAGGAACTGGCGAAGCACGAAGCCACTTTTCAGATGAGCCTCTTCCAGTTTGCTATTCCCGACGATGTTCTTGCTCTTCATCCGCTGGTGGGTATCTCCCCGGATGCGGTTTATGCCGCGGCGATGGGGCGTCCATTCCAGGGACGTTTGCTGAGTGAATGGGCCAGCAACCTCGAAGCTGATCGGATGGCGCGGATATCCAATACGGTGCGGCAGGGATTCCTGCTGGGCGATACGCAGGAGCAAATCGCAAAAAAGGTCCGTGGCCATGCTAATCGTGGTTACCAGGATGGTGCGCTGCAGATGAGCCGGGCCAATGCAGCCAGCATTGCAAAAACGGCAGTAGGGCATCTTGCATCGACAGCCAGACAAAGCTTTGCGTCGGCGAACGACGACATTCTGAAGGGTAAGCAGTGGTTATCTACTTTGGATAACCGGACATCAAAGGATTGTCGGATCCGCGACCGTCTCAAGTACACGCTGGATAATAAACCGATAGGGCACAAGGTGCCTTATCTGCAGGGACCTGGAAAAATCCACTTTTGCTGTCGGAGCACTGAAACTTACATCCTGAAATCGTCCGAGGAGTTGGGTATCAAAGTCGGCGAAATCAAGAATAGCTCGCGCGCCAGCATGGATGGACAGGTTCCGGCTGATACGAATTACCAGGACTGGTTCTCCCGGCAGTCGTTCACGCGACAAGCTGAGATTGTCGGAGAAACGCGCGCCAGGCTGATTCGTGATGGCGGCATGTCTCCCGATGAGTTCTACAACGACAGGGGCGAGTGGCTGACGCTGGACCAGTTGCGCTCAAAGGATGAGCAGGCATTCAGAAACGCCAGGCTTTAACTAACACATCTTATTCAATCAGGCTGCCTTCGGGCGGCCTTTTTTATTGGGCCAGGCCCACAGTAACTATCCCAAGGGGACAACATGCTTATTCGTAACATGTTCATTAAATATTATTCGGCAGCTGGTGGTGAAGGTGGTGATGGCGGTGGCTCCGGTAGTGGTGCGCCCGAGATTACGCCGGAAATCCAAAAGCTGATCGATGAGCAGGTCAGTGCTCAGGTTTCAGGCCTGAAAAATAAAAATAGTGAGTTACTCGGTAAGCTCAAAGAGTCCACTGAGTCGCTTAAGCGTTTTGAAGGTATCGATCCTGACGCGGTGAAAACTATTCTCCAGCGTTTCTCTGATGATGAAGAGGCGCAACTGATCGCCGCCGGGAAAATTGACGAGGTACTGGATAAACGCACTGAGCGGCTACGTGCTGATGTTGATAAGCAAATCAAAGCCGCTAATGAACGCGCTGAAAAGGCGGAAGCGTTCTCCAACAAATTCCGTGATCGTGTCCTGGGTGATGCTATCCGCAGCGCAGCGCTTAAGGCTGGCGCGCTGCCAGAAGCATCCGACGATCTGATTCTTCGTGCTAAAGGCACATTCCAGCTCAACGACGAAGGCGAGGCCGTAGCAGTTGATGCAAATGGCGATGTTCTGTTCGGTAAAGACGGCAAAACTCCGCTCACCCCGGTTGAGTGGGCTGAATCTCTGAAAGAGACGGCCCCGCACCTGTTCCCGCGCGCCGAAGGCTCCGGGGCTGGTGGTCATAAACCCGGTGGCGGTGGCGGTAGTCTGAAACGTTCAGAAATGAGCTCAAGCGACAAAGCGGACTACATCCGCAAACATGGCCAGCAGGCCTATCTCAAATTGCCTAAGTAAGGACTAATCAATGCCTACGACCGTAAACAGTGACCTGATTATCTATGACGACCTCGCGCAGACTGCGTTTCTTGAGCGTCGCCAGGATAATCTGGAAGTCTTCAACGCCGCTTCAAACGGCGCAATCATTCTCGACAACGAACTGATCGAGGGTGATTTTCGCAAGCGCACCTTCTATAAAGTTGGTGGTTCTATCGAATCGCGCAACGTTAACTCCACCGACCCGGTAACGGGTAAAAAAATCGGTGCCGGTGAATCTGTCAGCGTTAAGGCGCCGTGGAAATACGGCCCGTATGAAACCACGGAGGAGGCGTTTAAACGTCGGGGTCGCGACGTTAGCGAATTCTCCGAGGTGATCGGCGTCGACGTCGCTGATGCAACGCTTGAAGGTTATATCAAGTATGCCCTACAGGGTCTTGTTGCAGCCATTGGCGCAAATGCTGACATGACGGTATCCGCGGATATTGCCACTGATGGTAAGAAAACGCTGACCCGTGGCCTGCGTAAATACGGCGATAAATTTAACCGTGTTGCGCTGTTCGTTATGCATTCCACGACCTATTTCGACATTGTTGATCAGGCTATCGACAACAAAATTTACGAAGAAGCTGGCGTGGTGGTTTATGGCGGACAGCCAGGCACGTTGGGTAAACCGGTGCTGGTAACTGACACCATGCCAGTTGATGCGATTCTGGGGCTGGTGGCCGGCGCGGTATCCGTAACGGAATCACAGGCTCCGGGCTTCCGTTCCTACGATATTAACGACCAGGAAAACCTTGCCATTGGCTATCGCGCAGAGGGTACGGTTAACGTTGAACTGCTGGGTTACAGCTGGGATGAGACGAAAGGCGCTAACCCTGACCTGACCAAAATCGGCACCGGCGCGAACTGGAAGAAACATTTCACCAGTAACAAATCCACTGCAGGCGTACTAATTAAGCTGGAAGCCCCTGCGGGGGAGTAACCCTGTCAGTGGATAAAACTTCCGCAACTGCTGACAGTACCGACGCGGTGACCGTTTCGCTCAAGTACACCAGAAATGGTGCAGGAGTCTCCGGCGCATCTGTGGCGTGGACGTCTACAGGCGGCACACTAAGTGCTTCGACGTCACAGACAGGGTCTGCTGGTGTCTCGACGGTGAAACTCACCTCTGCTACGGCCGGCTCCTTCACGGTGAAGGCTACCGTTGACGGCGTGGTGAAAACAACTGAAGCGATCGCGTTCACTGCTCCAGCGGGTGGTTAACTGACGGGGCGAAAGCCCCGTTTCTTTTGGTGAGGATCCGATGACCGTTTATATAACAATCCAGGACGTTGACGAGTTGCTGGGCGATACCTGGGCTGCCGCCGACAAAAAGGTTAAAGCCGTGCTCCAGGCAAACACCTGGATGACGGCGCTTAACCTTCAGGATATCGACCCGGAGCATATTCCTGAACAAGTTAAGCAAGCCGGAGCGTTTATCGCTTCCGTAGCCGCTGCAGGCAATCTGTATCAGCAAAAAACAGATTCCGGCGTGGTGACGAGCAAAAGCGTTGAGGCCGACGATGTGAAGGTTTCCCGCACTTTTGCCGAGTTTTCAACCACCAGCACTGAATTACTCGATCCTGATTTGCAGCTGGCGCTGGATATGCTCAAACCGTGGATGATTAACCCTTTCCAGACGTTCTTTGTGAGGGCGTGATATGTCCGATTTGAAGGTGGTCCCATTTCAAAAGCCCAGCCATCACAGCCTCGATAACGACCAGGTTATTCGCCTGCTGAAACAGGCTCTGGAGAGAGCCGAAAACGGCGGCTGCCACAGTGTCGCAGTGATACTGCTTGATGATGAGGGTAACGCGATTGATTGCTGGCATAACGGTGGACGCCCCTATGTGATGGTTGGCGCTATGGAGTCGCTTAAAACCGACTTTATCCATGCTCATATTGAGCGGCGGTAAGGGGGTAACATGCAAAATCCATATGTGCATTATGCCGGCGACGGGCTCGGTCCCCGCGATGTGTTTGTGAATGGAAACCCGATCAGACATGTCGTTTACGCAAACCCGACAAAGGGTGTTGTAGAGTTTGCTCCGCTCCCGCTGCGGGTTAAGCGCAATGGCGAAATCTATACCAGAAAACTGCGTGGTAACGTCCTGGTCCTTTTTACTGGCGGATATGTTTCTAACAATATACCGCTTCAGCGTTTTGGTGAAAAAAGCATAGAGGAGGTAGACCGTGGGTATCCGCGACGAACTACAAACTGAAGTCGCCGCAGCCTTCGATACCGACCTGCGGGATGCCGTTAAGGATTTCACTGGCTCATACGCCGTTCGGGGTGCCTGGGACCCGGTAACGGAAACCGGTACTGAAACACAGGTGACTTACTCGGGGCGCGGAGTGCTGGCGCGCTATAAACTCCGCCGTATCGATGGCGTTAACATTCTGCATGGTGATGTGAAGCTAACCGCCCTGGTTAACGAGGTGACTGACAAGCCGGCCGTCGGGCATATCATCACCGCACCGGATCCGATTACGGGTGAGCTTCAGCGCTACGAGGTCATCACCGCTTCTTCCGACTCTGCTGGCGCTGCGTACTCCATTCAACTGCGGAGAGCGTGATATGGCTAAGGGCTGGAACATCGACCCGGCGGCATTCGCCGGGCTGGTGGAAGACGATGTGAGGTTACGGCAGAGAACCATCGCCATTCAGCTGCTGAATGAAATTGTTCAACGGTCGCCGGTAGGAAACCCGGAGCTGTGGGCCATCAACGCGACCGCGGTTCAATACAACAAAGCTGTTGGGGAATGGAACGAATCTCTTTATGCCGATCCTGCCAACCTGACAAAGACAGGCCGTCTCAGAAAGAAAGTCCGTGTTAATGACAGCATGGATATTAGGCGGCCGGCTGAGTATCGCGCAGGAACCTTCAGGGCATCGCATTTCGTCAGCATCGGCGAACCTAATCATTCCGTCCCGACCGAACCGGATCCGCGCGGGACAATGACGTTTCTTAATGGCAAAAATATTATTGACCAGGCGCCAGCCTACTCGGTGATTTACATCCAGTCGAACCTGCCTTACTCCGTGCCTCTGGAGAATGGTCACTCAACACAGGCGCCGACAGGCGTCTATGCCGTCTCGTTTAATGGTGTGATTCAGGCCTACAAATGACCCTTACAGAAATCAGAAACGCTGTCATTTCTCGAATGGCGGCACAGACCGCTATTGCCTCTGATGCGGTGGATTATCCCAATGGTCCTGTATTTGACCCCAGCAACCGCGATATCTGGGCCCGCCTCACCAACATTGCAGGACAGGCTGGCGCAACCGAGATCGGGGATGGGCCAGTCGTTCAGCGCACCGGGGTGCTGATTATTCAGATCTTCGTCCCTGTTGGTTCTGGCTCTCTGCTTATCACTCAAACAGCAGACAAACTCCGTGAGCTTTTTGAATTTCAGGATGATGGAAAACTCAGTTATTTCGCCGTATCCGCTGTGCCCGCTGGCGAAACGGATGGCTGGTCTCAGTTCAATCTACAAATCCCTTACCGCGCTCTGTAGCGCTTAACTTCGATGGAGGTGACCGCATGTCGAGCGGCGCTAAGGTACTCTCGGCCTTTATCCGGGAGACGACTCCAGGAATTACGCCTGCTGGCGTCTGGAATCTTTTCAAACGTACGAGCTGGGGCGTTGGTCCATCCCAGAATACCAATGACAACGACGAGATCGGCGGTACCCGAATGGCACAAGGCGCTACGCTGGGAACGGTCGATGTAGGCGGCGATGTCGGGGCAAAGTTCCGCTACGGCCAGCATGATGACTTCCTGGCTTCGTGTTTTGGCGCGGAGTGGGCGGGTAATGTGCTGGCGATGGGGAATGATCGTATCTCTTTCTCACTCGCAACATACGCGTCGGACGTTGGTATTGCCTCCATTGTTCGCGGCGCCCAGGTAAGCGTGTTCCAGTTGGAAATTCCTAACGACGGTGACGTTACCGCGACAGTCACATTCGCCGGGCTGGGGTGGGACTCAAAAGCAGATGATACGAGTTACATCACCGGTACTCCTGCCGATAATGCTGGCGAACTGCGTTACTCGTTCAAAGAGGTCACTGCGATAAATCTGAACGGCGTCGATGGTGGTGATGGTTTCTGTATCGATACCTTCAACATCCAGTTCGACAATAACGTCCAGACGCAGCGCTGTATCGGTACCGGTTCACCGTTTGCCGGGGCGAACATCCCGACCACCTTTACGCCGTCAGGTTCGATCACTTTATCGTGGTCAAAAGCCGCGTGGGAAGTCTGGAGCAAAACGCTTACCGGCGCAACCGTGCCATTCAGTTTCACTCTGGCGAACGACGAAGGCCAGTACACGTTTAGCTTCCCGAAAGTGCAGGTCTCCGGTGACTGGCCTGATGGCGGCAATACCGACATTATCCAGGTTCAACTGGATATCACTGCGGCCGACGAGTCGCCGACGATTACCCGCGCCGTAACCATTCCAGCAACCGGCATCACGGTAACACCGGAAACAGCTTCTGTTGATGTGGGCGATACAACCAGCCTCACTGCAGCTCTGGCTCCCGCAGGCGCAACGGATACCGTGTCCTGGGAGTCATCCGATCCTGTAGTGGCAACAGTTAACGCGTCAGGTGTCGTTACTGGTGTGGCGGCCGGAACGGCAACTATCACTGCTAAGGCGCGCACTTTTACCGATACGGTAACCATTACCGTAACTGAACCATAAAATTTCCCTTGCCCGTTCCGCTCTGCATGGCGGCGCGGGCATTTTTAATGCAGGAGCTTTTAATGATCATCTTGACTCCACGAATTGATATTGGCGGCGAGCGCTGGTTTACACCACTGAAAGAGCTGAAACCTATTGAAGGGTTGAAACTACTCGTCAGCAGCATTGATAACGACCAGTACCGCTCACGTAATGCGCTTATCCGCCGCCATATTGAAAAGATGGATGCCAGTTACCAGGTGGGAACCAGCGAATTTAGCCTGTCATCGGTCGGAGAAATTGACTCCGCTGATGACCTGCTAATCGATAACTGCGCGCGTTACCTGTTGAAAGACTGGAAGGGTGTCGGTGAGCTTGTTGATGGCAAAGAGATTCCGATTGAGTACACGCCGGAACGCGGTGCTGCACTTATGAAACAGGAACCAGTGATTTACTGGCAAATTCTGGCTGAGGCCGCCAGCATCGCCCAGGGAAAAGAGCAGAAAAAGCAGGAAACCGTAAAAAAGCCATCGAAGCGCAAAAGTGGCTGAGTGAGTTCGGCGGGGAGCACGGTGAAAAGGCAAGGTGGCGAAGGGAGAAATTAAAACTCCCGCCAATTCCAGAGCCTGAAATTGACGGAGTAACGGTGGAAATCCTCAACGCTTACTCCGTTATTTCCCGCTCACGGCTTTATGCTGGAATGGCTGGTGTCCCGCTGCCTATCTCACTTCACGACATCGAATGTTATCTTTCTTCACGCAAGATCTCCCTTGAACGTGATGAATTCGATACTGCGATTTTTGCGCTTGATGATTTGTGGTTGGATACATGGACAAAGAGGCAGCAGAGGCTGACTGAAAATAAATAGCCCATGGTCTCGCTCTGTCCCTGTGCTAATCTGTGTGAAAATGTTAATGATGGGGATAGGGATGTGGACAGCGACGATTATGATGATCCGCTTTTCGACCAGGTCGTACATTTTGTTATTGAAAGGCAAAATCCTTCAATCAGCCTTCTTCAAAGGCAATTCAGAATTGGGTTTAACCGTGCATCACGACTTATTGAACGAATGGAGGTTAATGGTGTGGTTAGCGCTCAGGACCATGGCGGGAATAGGAGTGTTAATTTTTCCGATTTTTATCAATGGGCGGAATTCAGTAAAGAAAATGATGATCTACAGGGTGTGGATATGTCCAATGTGATTCCTTGGCCAAGAGGGAGAAAATGAAAAAAACAATAGCGGTTGTAATTCTGCCTGTTTTGTTTTCTTTCAACGTATTAGCAGAAGATAAAACTCCAGTTGAAGAGTTAAAAGACGGGGCGGAGATGGTGTGCAAAGGACACCAGGATGAAGCTTTGTGCGAACAAATGGTGTTATCCCTGGCTTCATTTGCGATGTATAACGCTGGGTTCTATACGCAAAGTTGTCTGGATGAAAGCAAAATCATCCCAAAAGATAAAAAACATTGTGAGAACGCCAAGGATTTAGTCGGATATTTAAAGGGGCTTGATAACAGGTAACCACTGAAAGCCCCATTCAGGTGGGTTTTCGCATTTTGTGCGATCACAGATGTTCATATCTATTCAAATTACCTGATGGGTAATTTCTTCATCTGCCACCCTATCTTTGAGCACCTACAGACGCTTTAATTACTCCTGTAGGTGTTCTTTAACAGTTAAGTGGGCTTCGTATCGTTATCCCCAACCTGGAGTTTATGCATCAATTCGAAAAGACCGTTGATCACAGACTTATGATCGCTTGGATCGATCTCGACAAAATCACTCTCACCGAAACCAATACGTACAGAACCAACCTGTGACCCTGAAATGGCGTTTTCAAGAATCTGCACTATCTCGGAATTCATAGAGCGGCCGTTGCGCTTGGCGCGTTCTGCTATAGCTTCCCTTAATTCATCCGGCATTCTCAAGCCGAATGGGGCAATGTTCCGCATACCTTTCATGTGATACCTCTTCAAATCTGATATCACAGTGTAATCAAAAAAAGATTGACTAAATAGCGACACGGTGAAATCATTTCACCGTGATATCAAAATGCAAGGGGATTGAAATGAGTGAGATTCTTTATACGGGTAAAAAAAGTGAAAACTTCATGCTTCGACTTCCTGAGCGCATGAAGGAAGAGATCCGCCATTTGGCAGAAATGGATGGAATTTCTATCAACTCTGCAATAGTTCAGCGCTTGGCGAAAAGCCTGCGTGAGGAACGTGCAAATGGTCAGTAAAAACAGTGAAGCCCCATCGGCGGCAACCTTTGGGGCTTCGGTATCAACAAACCACCAAGGAATATTGACATGACAAGTATAGCAATTCTTGAAGCTGTTAACACCTCTTACGTGCCGTTCAACGGTCAGCAGGTTATTACTGCTATGGCTGCCGGTATCGCTTATGTTGCGATGAAACCTATCGTTGAAAACCTTGGCATGAGTTGGGGCACACAGCAGCAGAAACTGGCTCGCCACATTGGTAAGTTTGGGTGTATTCATATGAATATACCTTCCGCTGGCGGCATTCAGAAAATGCTTGTTCTCCCACTAAAGAAACTCAACGGGTGGTTGTTTAGCATCAACCCAGAGAAAGTTCGCGCTGATATCCGCGATAAGTTGATCCAGTATCAGGAAGAATGCTTCACCATTTTGCATGACTACTGGACCAAAGGGCAGGCGGTTAACCCGCGCAAGACCAGCACCGACGATCGCACCCCGCTGCGTGGTCTGGTTAACCGCATCATGGGCAAAACAGGTATTCACTATCAACCGCTTTATAAAATGATCCACCGCGAGTTTGGCGTTAACCATATTGACGAGTTGACGCCTAAACAGGTTGCTGAAGCGATGGAGTATCTGGCAGGTAAGGTACTGGAAGGCGATCTTTTGCCAAAAGATAACAAACCAATCCCATTTCAGTCAGCAATGCCGCTTAGCGGGTCGGGGCGAACGATGATTTACACCGATGAAAAAGGTGTAGTGCAGGGATCTTATCCATTAACAGAAGATCAAGTGGTCATGTCATTTGATGGGTTTGTTAAATTTTTCAGGGGAAAAGGATGGCTAGTAGCCCCGAAAGAGGAGGTGATAGGGGCGATACAGAGTTTACAGTAGGGCAAAAAGAAAAACCGCCAGGTAGGACTGGCGGTTCACTGAAGTCTAACAACGTGTAGGAACGTATATGACTAAACATACTTTAGCAGTACAAGATCAGCTTGTCACCATGTCCAGCATTGATATTGCTGGCCTGGTTGGGAAGCGCCATGACAATGTGAAGAGGACAGTCGAAACCTTGATTGAACGAGGAGTGATTGCTTCTCCTCAAATTGAGGAAAAGGCTACAGCAGGCCGCCCGGTAGCATTTTATGTATTTGAAGGAGAGCAAGGTAAGCGCGACAGTATCGTAGTCGTTGCTCAACTCTCTCCAGAGTTTACAGCCCGGCTGGTAGATCGTTGGCAAGAACTTGAGAAACAGGTTTCTAAGCCTGCATTTGATGCAATGGCGGCACTCAATGACGCTACGTTCCTGCGCGGTACTTTGCTGACTTATAGCGAGAAGGTAATTGCACTTGAGCATCAGGTCGATGAAATGAAGCCGGATGTTGAAGCTCTGGAACGTATCGCGAAAGCAGATGGCAGCATGTGCATTACCGATTCTGCCAAGCATTTACAGGTTCAGCCTAAGTCCCTGTTCAAGCTACTTTCCGAGTGGCACTGGATCTATCGTCGCGCGGGTGGCAAAGCATGGCTTGGTTATCAGGACAAAATTCAGTCTGGCTATCTTGAGCATAAAGTGACGACGGTCAACCGTTCTGATGGCAGTGAGAAAATTGTTGAACAGGTGCTAATAACTGCTAAAGGCATCACGAAGATCTCCAGACTGCTCGGCGTCAGTGCGGCGGCCTAATCTACTTAAATACACCTAAACCCATCTCAGGATGGGTTTTTTATTACCTGATGCCGAAAGGCAGGAGATAGTTATGACTTTAGAACAACAAGTTGAAGCGCTGGAGTTCAAGGTGGAATTTCCAGAAAAGAATGGATTAAGTGTTACTATGAACAAAGACTTAGCCATGAAATTCATACAGCGCATTGGCAGTAATGTGTCGGTAAATATCGGTTCAAAAACGCTGGCTAACATTCCATACAGCGAAGAGTTAATAACTGATTTTACACTGGAAAGGCACAATCAACGGGCTAAAGAGCATGCTAATCAGGTAATTGTAAAAATTATCAATGCGGCCAAGAATCAGGCCGCGGTTAAAGAGGTCGCAGTTATGCAAGGCAACACTGAAAGTATTATTACCAATGCACTCAAAAGCTCCGGCGCTAAATTTCCTTAAACTAGTTTCTGTACACAATCAATTGAATCATTGAGCATTTGTAAAACGAAGTTATTCGGCTCCGACTTTGAGCGCTCTAAATCTAAACGCGCGTTTAGTCTGGACATAGCAAATTTCTTTATTGTTGCTGCTTGCTCCGGAGGTAATGTAGAGATAATTCCAGCCATAAGCACATCATGAGCTATTGTCACCGCGTCAGTGCTGGGGGTTTTGTTATCTTTGCTCATCTTAATTCCTTATACAGAGGTAATCAGCCATCCCTCTTCATATAGGTTCGCCAGTGTCCCACCACTGACGGGCTGAGTATCAAACATAGCCAGGTATATAAACCATTAACATCCTGATAAACGATCAGTAGCCGCCACCGTGCGGCTTTTTTAATGCCCGGAGATCTCAATGTCAGAACAGAAATCCCGCCTTGCCATCATTATCGACAGCACCGGCGCAGAAAAAAATGCTGAAAGCCTGACCAGTGCCCTACATGGATTGACTGAATGGGGGCGGAAAGCTGCGTTCAGTGCCGGGAAGGTGACAAAAGCCACCGAGGAAGAGTCTGCAGCATTATCGGAACTACTTGACCGCATTGACCCGGTTAACGCTGCGCTGAATAAACTGGATAAACAACAGCAACAACTGGCGAAATTTAAGTCGAAAGGCATGCTGGACGATGAGACCTTTGATGTCTATTCGAAAAAAATTGAAGAGGCCCGCAATCGTCTTACCGGCTTTTCAGATCAACTGAAAAATACGGGCATGTCAGCAAAGCAGACCGCTTTTGCCATGCGACTTGTTCCGATGCAAATGACCGATATCGTCACAAGCTTAGCCGCAGGGCAACCACCATTGATGGTTCTGTTACAGCAGGGCGGGCAGTTAAAAGATATGTTCGGCGGCATTGGTCCGGCAATTAAAGGTGTCGGCTCTTATGTGATGGGCCTGATCAATCCATTCACACTGGCTGCTGCTGCTGTCGGCGTGCTGGGCGTGGCGTACTACAAAGGCACGCAGGAGCAGGACGCATTTAATAAATCACTTATCCTGACGGGTAATCAGGTAGGGAAGACATCTGGTCAACTGGCAGATATGGCAGCCAGAGCCGGAGCGGCAGCAAATTCTACCACTGCCGCCGCTGCGCCAGTCCTAAAACAACTCATTGAGTCCGGGAAGGTTGCCGGAGACTCGCTGGAACGTGTGACTACTGCCGTTGTTAAAACAAGCGAAGCCACTGGTATTGCGACAGATCAGTTAGTCGGTGATTTCAACAAAATTGCAGCTGACCCGCTGGATGCAATCACTAAACTTAATGACCAGTATCGCTTCCTGACGCTGTCAACGTACAACCAGATTAAAGCCCTTCAGGATGAAGGAAATCAGCAGGAAGCCGCTCGCGTTGCCAGTGAAGCCTATTCCTCTACCCTGATCCAGCGGTCGAATCAGATTAAGGAAAACCTCGGTACACTCGAAACGGCGTGGAACGCACTGGGTAAGGCTGCTGGATGGGCATGGGATTCCATGCTTGATGTAGGTCGTGAGGCTTCTCTTGAACAGAAAATACAGAATGCCAGCAGTGAGATTGAGCGCGCACAGAAATCGCTTGCTGATTTGGAACGTGGACAAGCTGCTAATTCAGGGCCATACGGTCCTTGGAAATCTGATGACCTTGATCGACAGCAAAAAGGCTTAGCTTTATTAAAACAACGATTTTCATCCCTTCAGGGGGAAAAGATTGCGCAGGACGTAATTAACGATTCCTATGATTCATACCTTAAAAAACAGCAGGACGGAATCAAAGCGCAGCAGGAAATCAACGCCATCGATCAGCGTTTCGCCAGCAACGCAGAAAAGAGAGCCAAAGCACAAGAAGCATACACGCAAGCCTTGATTAAGGCGAGAGCCGCAGGTTCGATCATTAGCCCTGAGAAAGAGGCTTACAACCGAAAAAAAATCGACGAACAATTTAAAGACCCAAAAACGCCGGCAGCGCCAAAAGGTAAAGCCGTTACTGAAGATGCAGGGCAACGTATGATTGATCAGCTCAACCAGCAAAATGCCCTGCTGGTTACTCAGGCTGAAGCAACAAACAAACTGTCTTCTTCTGAACAGGAACTCATCAAATGGCGTCAGCAGCTTTCCACTCTGGAAACACGATCACCATCCCAATTAACTACCGCACAAAAATCGCTACTGCTTCGTAAAGACGAAATTACTTCATTGATGGAGCGCAATGCCCAACAGGAGAAAAATAACCGCCTGATGAAGGAGGCGACGGAACTTGCATCGTATCGCAGTACGCTTGAGATGGGGCTGGATAATTTACGGGCCAGCTATGCTGTTCAGGATTCTGGTTTCGGTCTGGGTGAGAAGCAGCAGAAACAGATGCAGGAACTGCTTCAACTGGAACAAAAATATAATACTCAGCGACAGCAACTTGATCGTGATTATGCAGATAAATCGAAAGGTATGAGCGAGGAAACGTATAACGCTAAATCACAAATGCTGACCGATGCGTTAGGCCGCGAGAGGGCAATAATGCAGCAACACTATGAAAACCTCGACGCGATGAACAATGACTGGCTGGGCGGCGTGGAGCAGGGGTTTCGAAACTGGATGGATACAGCATCGACATATTCTACCCAGATGTCTGGCGTTGTTCAGGGAGCGATGAATGGTCTTGTCGATACTATGGCCGATGGATTAAGCGGTAGTAAAGCGGACTGGAATGAGTGGTCTATGAGTGTTCTGAAGTCCCTTCAAAAAGTGCTACTGAACGCGATGATCGTAAACGGCATCAAATCAATGCAAGGCGCAGGTATTTGGGGCTCGTTATTTGGTTCAGCGAACAGTGGTGGCTCGACTCCTTCCGGAGCCTATGGCAGTGCATCAAGTGGGCTGGATTTCTTCAAACAAAATGCTAAAGGTGGGGTTTATAACTCTCCATCACTTAGCGCATATTCTGGCGGTGTATTTGATTCACCGAAGCTTTTTGCCTTCGCTAAAGGCGCTGGTGTATTTGGTGAAGCAGGGCCGGAAGCAATTATGCCACTTGCCCGAACGCCTGACGGGAATCTGGGGGTCAGGATGATGGGAGCGCAGGGAGGGGGCTTCTCTGGCGACATAATCGTCCAGCAAACGATTCATGTTTCAGGAAATGGCGACGCTGCATTGAATCGCGCAATGGAAGATGCTGCCAGAAAAGGGGCTGACGACGGCGCCAGACGGGCCAGACAGGAAATGCTTCAGGATTTTCAGAACCGTGGGCAGGGGCGGAGATTACTAGGAGTTTAACAGATGGCTGATGTATTAGAGTGGCCAGGGCCTCGCCCTTCATCCCTCAACTGGTATCTCGAGTCGAATACCAAAACATTCAGATCTCCATTCAATGGCTCATCCCAGGTAGTGCGCTTTCCGGGATCCCGGTGGAAATGTACTGTCGGCTATGACGTTCTGGATGACGCTCAGGCCAGAAAAATTGAGGCAGTACTGGCGTCACTGGACGGTGAATATGGACGTGTGAAAATTCGTGACTGGGGGCGTGATGGTGGCTCGACTGCCGCCGCAGTGTTAGTGACGGATGCGTATCAAACAGGAAGTAACCTTTCAACTAAAGGCTGGCCGGCTAATACAATGGTGATGCAAGCCGGTTACTACCTGACTGTAAATTCGGAACTGAAAAAAGTGACTGAGGATGTATTCAGCAATTCCAGCGGTGTTGCTGTGATCCCTATATCCCCAATGCTGCGGTCATCTCCAGCGGCAAATAGTACGGTAGAGGTGCGAGAACCATGGGGGATATTCAAGCTTTCAGATAACTTGCAGGGCGCATTTGACCGTAAACCGGGTGGGATAACGTCAATGACCATTGAATTTGAGGAGGCGTTTTAATGTTGTACTCCCCTTTTTCTGATTCGATGGTCGACTGGCTTTCCCGCGACCGGGTGACGGCGGTGATCGCTGCCAATATCCAGTTTGAGTCCGGCACCGTTTATGTACATTCCGGTACCGGGACAATCGTGCTTGGTGGGTATGTTTATTACGGCATGGGGCGAATGGGGTCAATTGATGATGCCACGGAAACGAACACAACCAGCCCAACGCAGGTGAAGATGACGCTCTCAGGGCTCGACCTGTCACTCTTTGCAAAGACGCTGAATGAGCGGTGTGTTGGCCGCAGCGCTGAGATTTACCTGGTGGCGATGGATGACAACGGCGTGGTGCAGGTTGCCGATTTACTTTTTAAGGGCAAGGTTTCCGGCACCGGGGCCACTGCCGGGAAAACAAACGCCCTGCAATACACCATCAGTAATATTTTTGAGGACTGGCAGCGCCCATTCCCCGATCGTTATACCGATGAGTCGCAGCAGGCCGCGTATCCCGGGGATCATATTTTTCGTTACGTTGCTCAGATGGCGGAGCGTTCGATTTACTGGGGCAATAAAAAAGATGCTCCTGGTTTTACTTATAAGTGAGGAAGCATGAAGCATCCGGACTGGCAAAACAGATTAAACGCAGTGATGAAGGCCGCCATTGAGCGGCCTTTTTCATGGGGCCAGCATGACTGCTGCCTGTTTGCTGCTGACTGTGCAGAAGCGATGACCGGGGAGAATTTTGCGAATGGCTGGCGTGGAACTTATGACAGCGAAACGGGAGCAAAAAAGGCAATTCTTCGCGGTGGCGGATCACTTGAAAAGGTGTTGGCTCGATATCTCGATGAGGTACCGGTGAAGCTGGCACAGCGCGGAGATATTGCTGTTGTTGAAAATGCCGGGTCACGGTGTGCCGGCGTTGTCTGTTCGGGCGCGGTATGGGTTCCCGGTGAAAATGGTCTGGTTGGCTTGCGGGTCAAACCGCTGAGTGTCTGGAGGGTGCGTTAATGCCTGCAGCTATCCCAATTATTGCTACCGTCGCCGCTGGCGCAGCCGCCTCTTATCAGTATTACGGGATCGCAATGGCTATCACTGTTGCCGCCCAGGTTGCTACGCAGGCGCTCACCAAAAAGCCTTCCGGGATTGATTCATATCGTGACACATCTGAACGCAAGCAGGTATTGCGAGCAGCGGCCAGCGCAAAAACTGTCGTTTACGGACGCACCACGACTTCAGGCACGCTGTTTTTCTCTGAAGAGCAGGCTGGCGAACAGGACGATGGCGAAATGCTGCACCTGGCCGTTGCGCTGGCGGGACATTCATTGTCCAGCATCGGAACCATCTGGCTTGGCGATGAGCCTGTAACTAGTTACCCTGAACACGCATCGTTTGAGTTGCACACCAACCGACAGACGGCTGACCCGTTCATGCTGGAGAACTGCCCGTCATGGAAAGATGACATGATCGGCAAAGGGCTCACCTGGCTGCGTGTGTCCCTGAAATTTAACGCTGAAAAATTCCCTTCCGGCATCCCGAATATCAAGGTTGAAAAGTTTGGTCGTGAGGTTTACGACCCGCGAACCGGTCTGACTGGATACAGCAACAATGCCGCCCTGGTCATTCTCGACTACTACCGAAACTACCTGAAAGTTCCAGACTCAGATATTAACTGGGATCAGTTTCAGGAAGCGGCCAACATCTGCGATGAGGAGGTGATCACCGGCGCCAATACCGTTGAAAAACGTTACACGATAAACGGTGAATTCGATCTTAGCGAAAACAAGGTCACTATTCTGGAAGGGATGCTGGCGGCGTGCGCGGGTGATGTGACTTATATTGCCGGAAAACATGGATTGCTTGTCGGCGCATATTATGGACCTGCGACAGAGGTGATCACCGAAAGTCAGCTGGCAGGCGACATAGAGATTATGCCTGAGGTATCCCAGTCAGAGCGGGTTAATACCATCAAGGGGACGTTTGTCGACCCGGAACAGGGATTCACAGAGGCCGATTTCCCGTCCGTTTCCGTCAGCGAGTGGGTAACAGAGGATGGCGTAGAAATTTCACAGGACATGAAACTTCGGTTTGTGACCTCTGAATTTCAGGCTCAGCGTCTGGCCGATGTGAAGTTAAAGCGCACCCGTATTGCCAGAACGATGAACGTGACGCTGAATCTGAGCGGGTACCGTTATCGTCCTGGAATGTATGCGAAGGTGAATTTCCCGTCACTGGGCATCGTCAACGTAGAGATGCGCGTTACCGACTGGAAGTTTGGCGTGCAGAATGGTGTACAGCTAACGCTGAAACAGGAAACTGCTGATGTCTGGGGTGATGCAATAGGTAAGCCTGTAGAGCGGCCACCATTCACGCAGTTACCGTCCGGTGGCGTGGCACAGCCGCAAAACCTCAGATACACCGTTGAGGAAATCGGGCAGGTGGTACAGGGCATTCTTTCCTGGGAAAACGTGGGGCAGGTGACCTATAACAAAGTCATCATTCGTCGTAACGGCCAGATGGTGCTTTCTGTTCAGGTTCCGGGTTCATTTACACGTCTGACCGGATTGCCAAAGGATACCTATACCGCCCATGTTATCGCCGTTAACCAGATGGGAGCGGAATCTCCTGAAGGCTATCTGGAATTCAGCATTGAGGCCCCGCCTCCTCCGTCGCATGTTGATATTGAGCAGGGTTTCTTTGCCGTCACGCTGATCCCACGTCTGGCTGCGATAACAAACGTTTCCACCCAGTTTGACTTCTGGACATCAGGCGAAACTCAGCTTCCCGGCACAACGACTGAAATCGTTGAGGGGAACGCCAGCAGGGAGGGTATTGGCACCACATGGACCAGTAACCAGCTACAGGTGGGACACACCTATTACTGGTACATCAGGACGATTAACGCCTTTGGTGCATCAGCATTTGTTGAGGTTCCGGCGCTGTGCTCAATGGATACCGGAGGCCTGATCGACCTCATTGATGATGCTGTTCAGAATTCTGACGCATTCCAGAATGTTAAAGAAGGTGTTGATACCAACCTCGAAGGCATTATGGAAAATTCGCTGGCGAACCACGGAACTGTTGAGCACCAGTATCAACAGTACGGTGAGGTACGTGCCGATATCCTTGTCGTGAAAACCACGGTAGCGTCTGCTGAGCAGGGACTTGCTGACCTGTCCACGTATGTTCAGGCGCAGATTGGCCCTGAAGGTAGCCTTACATCAGCCGTTAACCAGAAGATGACTGCAGTCGTTAATAGTGATGGTACAGCGAAGGCATCCTATACGCTCAATATGGGTATTGTCAGGAACGGAGTGAAATACAATACCGGTTTCGGCATGTCCATTGAGCCTGATGGTAGCTCATACAAATCAACTGTAGTTTTTGCGGCTGATCAGTTCGGCATTTATTCAGGCAGCGATCCAGGTAACTGGCAGGCTGCTTTCTTTGTATATAACGGACAGGTCTTTATCAGGAGTGTATTGATTCAGGAAGCATCAATCGACTTTGGAAAAATAACTGATTCTTTGCAGTCTTCTAACTTCATTCCTGGTGTGCGTGGCTGGAATTTGCCAAAAAATGCCAGCCCTGAGTTTCATGGAAAGCTTTATGCCGACAGTGGTGAGTTTGCATTTAACGGTGTGAATAATACGGTCGTAATTAACGGCAATGGAATTACTGTCAATCTGTCTGGTGGCGGGCGTGTAGTGGTTGGTCGCTGGACATAAGGTGAAATATGCCGGAAGGAATACTGATAGATTATAATGATGGCCGTCCTGTGATGGCTATTACCGCGGGGCTTCGTGCTCCGTCGTTTTGTGCAAGTTTTTCAGGGAACGGAACCGGAGCGAATCAATTTCGCGTCGATACTCCGTTGACTCCGGGTTCTACAGTTTTTGTTTTGCCGACACGTCCTGTTGATATACAGGAATTTGCCGACAATCAAACCTGGATTGTTTTGCCGATATATATGACATCAGTGACAAGAAACGGAGACAGCGGTATTACTGTTAACGGTACAAACAGGGGCAACTACCAGCGAATACCAAACTGGGCAGGAACAGTATTTGAAATTCTTCCTGCCACTACCTACAACGAAGGACTTCTCGTTTCCAACTCTACTGATTTCACGGCAATTTCAAATCAGGCTAAATTAATGACATGTGCTTACGTTGGCACGGTGACAGTCAACGGTTCGATGGCTCTACCCGTATCAGGAATACCGTTCGGGAAATGGAATAACAATAATGTATCTGTAGGGTTTGACGGAACAAATATTATTGTAAGAGACATCAGTTACTCAGGAAGGGATGATGTTTCCGCATCTGTAACAATGGACCTGGTAATTTTCAATAATACCGCTCCTGTAGCCGGTGATGGCATCACCATGACAAATTCAGCAGGACAGGTAACATTTTCAACAGTGAAGCGACCATTTGTATATGACCAGCAATTAACCATGACCGACAGTAATCAGTATGTAGGTGATAAATATTGCCAGATAGTATTTACAGGTGCGCAGTCGAGGAGAGTCGATGGATACTTCAATGTCAGAAAAAAAGGCGTTGTAATGTCAGGCGGAAACGTCCGGTCAGCGTATAACCAAGTGGTCGGTAATTACAATGACAACAGATTCGACATGTCATTTAACCAGAATATTAATATGCCCGTTTTAATCCTTCCAAACATGTACTGAGGAAATAACCATGTCCGCAGGAACTTTAACCCTGACCAATAACTCTGACATTGTGACAGGTATCGGTACTTCATTTGCAACGGAACTCGCCGCAGGAGATTTCGTTGTAGTAACGGTCGGAGGTGTACCATACACTCTGTCGGTTAAATCGGTAGAGAGTGACACAGGCCTGACGCTGGTCAGCGTATACACAGGCCCGACACAATCCGGCGCCGCGTGGTCGGCGGTTCCACGCGTGGCGCTGAACATGGTTACTGCCGCGCTGGTTGCACAAAGTGCAGAAGCGCTACGTGGTCTTAACTACGACAAGCAGAACTGGCAGCAGTTATTTAGTAACAACGGAAATATAACTGTTACATTGCCAGACGGCTCGCAATTCTCTGGTCCGTCATGGCCATATATGATTAGCACTGTAGCCACTAAAACGAACGGTGCAGTTCCTGTTAACCAAGGGGGAACTGGCTCAACTACTGCACAGGGTGCCAGGATAAATCTCGGTTTAGTAGATGATGCTGGTGTTATACCTGTTTCACTTGGAGGCACTGGCTCAAATACAGCATCAGGCGCAAGAAGTAATCTCGGTTTAGGTAATTCTGCAACGAGGAACGTAAACAGTCATTCCGCCATCCCCACCCCAGTAACACCAGAAATAGCAGAACAAAACGCTAAAGATTTTAGAGGAATCATCAGCTATGCACTTTTAGGTAACTACCCGCTAGGCGTATCGAGCGCGATTATGCGCGGGGATCAAGGATGGAAGCAAACCAGTGCTGCATTGGTTGGTGTTTTAAGTTCCCGCAACTGGAATGATAACAGCGGTGGCGATAGCGTTTTCCAGATAGGCATTAATAGAAACGGGGCGGGGTACAAAGTCGCCCAGCCGTCGGGCGATACGTACTATCTTAGTGACGTTATCAAATTCAGAGACGAACGAAACACAACCGTAGATTCGAACGGTTTCATAAAGGTTGCGTCTCCCATTGTAAAGATATTCAGGGATGGTAGCTATGAAACGAATGAAGAGTCGGAGGGAGTTGTTGTTACCCACATAAATACAGGTGAGTATTTGATAGCAGGTTGCACCGGCCTTAATGCAGATGCAGCATGGGGAGGGATCGATGGTGGATTTGAAATCCCGGTAGACAGGAACAAGCTCGCGCGCATCTGGCTTGATTATGAAGTGAATGCTGATGGCTCTGTTCTGGTAAAAACATATCACCGTACACACCCGGAAGCGCCTGAGTTTGCAAGAAACGAAATCAACGGGTTAACTAATGGCGAGCCAGCAGACATTCCTGAAGATTCTTTTGTTTCCGTACGTGTTGAAATGCCACCAGATAGTATCTGGAACCAGCGACAGAATGAGGCTTTGGAAGCAGACGTGCAGAAACCTACCTCATAAATAAAACCGCCGCAAGTCGTATGCAAGAACGTGCGGCGGCAAGCAGGCGTTCGTTCGATAGTGCGAGTATTGAATGATTGCCAGCCGGTGCGGATTCTACATATGCAATATGACAAAACAATGCTCTTATTCTGAAACCAGCCACATGTCGGCTTCTTCAAACATTTCCTCAAGCATATGGTTTAGCTTTTCTCGATCGCTTTTGCTGGCGTCGCTATTCAGGCCGTTTGCCTGCATCGGCTTCACCTTCACTTCTGCATCCGGGAAAATCCGATGCACACGCTTCGTCAGTTCAGCCAGGATGATCTCTCTGGCTCCCGTCAATCCCTCAACATTACGCTTGTCATAAACCAGCTCAACAAACATATTTTTTCTCCTTACTTTACTGGTTGGATATACAGTATTTATACTGTTTTAAAACTCAGTGTCAATGCAAGGGAGGATTTATGAATTATACCATTAGAAAAACATCGGCTTACGTTATGCCAGTTGCTGAGGTTGAGCTGAGTTAAGATGTTTGCTCTAGTTGATGTGAACTCGTTTTATGCGAGTTGCGAGACGGTATTTAGGCCAGATCTTAAGGGAAGGCCCGTTGTCGTATTGTCTAACAATGACGGTTGCGTGATTGCGCGTAGCGCGGAAGCTAAAGCCGCTGGGATAGCGATGGGGGAGCCGTACTTCAAGTTAAAAGATCAAATTCGGCGCGTAGGCGTCGTTTGCTTCAGCAGCAACTATGAGCTGTATGCGGATATGAGCCAGCGGGTGATGACCACGCTCGAGGATCTGGCACCGCGGGTGGAGATTTACTCTATAGACGAGGCGTTCTGTGAGCTGACTGGTGTGCGTAACTGCCGTGTGCTGGAAGACTTCGGCAGGGAACTGCAGGAAGCTGTCTACAGGAACACACGACTTGCGGTAGGCGTTGGCATAGGGCAGACAAAGACGCTGGCCAAATTGGCAAATCATGCGGCGAAAAAGTGGCTGAGGCAGACCGGTGGTGTAGTTGACTTGTCGAATGTTGAGCGGCAGCGTAAATTAATGGCGGCGCTGCCGGTTGATGAAACATGGGGCGTTGGTCGCCGAATCGCTAAAAATCTCGAGGCCATGGGGATCAAGACGGTTCTCGATTTGGCAGACACCGACATCCGGTTTATCCGTAAGCATTTCAGCGTGGTGTTGGAAAGGACTGTAAGAGAGCTCCGTGGCGAATCATGCCTGGGGCTGGAAGAGTTTGCGCCAGCAAAGCAGGAAATTGTCTGCTCCCGTTCGTTCGGCGATCGGGTAACTGATTACGAGCAGATGAGGCAGGCCATTTGTAGTTACGCAGCGCGTGCGGCAGAAAAACTACGGGGGGAACATCAGTATTGCAGGTTTATTTCGGCATTCGTCAAAACCTCACCTTTTGCCCTCAATGAGCCTTATTACGGTAACAGCGCTTCCGTTAAATTGTTCACGCCAACGCAGGACAGCAGGGACATTATCGGCGCGGCCACGCGTTGTCTTGATGTAATCTGGAAAGACGGGCACCGTTATCAAAAGGCGGGGGTGATGCTGGGTGACTTTTTCAGCCAGGGCGTGGCGCAGCTTAACCTGTTTGATGATAATGCGCCGCGTGCCGGCAGCGAAAAACTAATGGAAGTGTTGGACCACCTCAACGCCAAAGATGGGAAGGGAACGCTCTACTTTGCCGGACAGGGCATACAGCAGCAGTGGCAGATGAAACGCGAAATGCTTTCGCCGCGGTATACTACCAGGTATACCGATCTTCTCAGGGTTAGATAAATTTTTTGTACGCTTTAGTCCGCTTTGTGCCAGAAACGGACATTAAGGTCGCCAGCTCAAACTCTAATAAGGCTATACGTACGTATAAACGAAGTGCCACGATTAGAAAGGCTGAATTTATAGACTTAAAAATCATTTATTGCAGCTCAATTTATGTAATGACATAAGCAGGTTGGCTAAAGTGAGGGAGGAAATGGATAAAACATCATAAAATCAGTAAATAGATAGCGATATTGCACATATATTGCTTAAACACAGGACAGACCTGATCAGCTGAATATCCCCCCTGAAGGAGGGGGTACAGGTGGATCTCAGCACAATCTATGCCAGCTGAAAGAGAGGTCACGTTTTAGGCTGACAATAAAACACCGGAACGTCTGCAAAGTACATGACAAAGTTCCCGGACTGATCCAGGCGAATGGCCATCGCTAGCTGTTTTTCTTCCTGCGAAAAGAAAGCTGGAAAGTGACTGTTAAAATCACTGTTAGCTATAGTGGGATCACCATTATTCATCATCTGTACCTGCTGGCTTAAAAGGACAAAATCATCGCCCTGACGGGTATAATTGAAGAAAATCTGACGGCTCACTATGTTTTCCTTTTCGCCAACATCCGTACTGCCGTTGATTCTGACCCTTCCTCTCCCTTTCTGAAATAAAAAATCGAACTCTCCCTGCATCAAAAAATCGCCATGTATTGTTGACTGATTGGCGAGGCACAGAATATGGTGATCATTACTTATTTTTCTGTAGGCAGCGAACACAGCCATACTGAGGAAAATAATAGTGGATATAAAAAAAAGTACAGCAGGCAATTTTTTGCACAT